AAGCCACTGGAGCACCTCAAAAACACCATCATACACTAAATCAGTAAGTTGGCAGCATCACCGCCACTTTCCAGTTCTTCCACCCAGGCCTGCGGGACACTGAAATCGAGACGAAAAACCCCGATATCCCAGGTATAGCTCCCACCCTGAACAAGTTGCTCAAATGTTAAACATTGCTTACCGCTGGCGAAGTTATCGCTATTAATGCCTAACCGCTTGATAACTTCTCTTGATAAACATGTTTCTTGCGGGTTGTCTTTAACAATAATCTCATATTTCCCGCGCCATTGCTTATTGACATAAATATCGATGTCATACTGCCCCGGTAAGGGTTGATTATCATCAAGACGAATATTTGCAACCTGCTGGTCTTTCATTCCACCTATCATAAAATGGGTATCAAAGGTTTCTTCAGCTGCATAAGCTTCAATGCCGAGCAATAACGCTACGATTGCTGATGCAAGTGGGGTCATTCTCAACATAGGCAGCTCCTGCAATTAAATTTTGTCACTAATATAGTTGCCATGGTCATCGATAATGGTCAGATGCCAGTTATTTGCATTATTACTTTTGACATTAACACTCTGACTTTCTAAGGGGGCAATCATAATAGTTTCATAATTGACTTTGACATTATTAGCTTTGACATCCGAGATCGTCACCCAATTAGCTGAGTCATTTTTTATCACCAAACCATTGCCACTGCGATTTACCAGCAATTTTTTAAATGTCGCTTTATTTACCGGAGCAATACCCGCTGGTCGGTAAAACAACTTAATTCTGTTTTGCATCGCAAACTTCAGTGCATTCTTACCTTCTTGCTCTGGACTATTTGGTGGAATATCCAGAACATTCAGATAAAAAATGCTTTCTTTATTAGTGGGCAGTTTATTCGGCATAATTTTGATTTTTACTTGCTGCCCGGAATTTGCCCCTATTTTTGCCACTGGTGGCGTTAACATGAAAGGAACCTGAATTTTTTCTGGTGGTAATGACGTATCGCCATCATCAATCCACGCCTGCAGCAGCGAAGAACGGTTTCCCTGGTTCATCAACTGCACCATCACTTCTTTATTTTCTGCCGGGTAAATAATGCGCGTCCCGTAGATAACAATTCCGGCATGTGCAGGAAGGACCATAGAAAAAATGAGTAAAGATAATAATCCTTTCATTTTAATGCCTCTTAAATTAAAAGGCCGCCATGGGATAGCGGCCATGTTTATTACCTGGAGAAACTTACAATTTTATTTATTAATCCTGCGCCACACGCATAACCAGAGAAGATAACACATCACCTGATTGCACTGAGTTATCTGTCAGTTTCAGGTATTTTGCTTTAAACGGAATAGCATATTGACCTTCCGCTGTTTTATAACTCTCAATGTTAAAAGGTGCAGAAACATCCAGGACATCGCTGTTATCACCTAAATAGAGATAGTAACCCACGGTATCGTTGCTACTGGCTATCGCCTTATCGTTACCGGTTATTTTATCGTTGGTAATCAACGAGAGTTTTACACCAGCAACTTCTTTCGGGCAGCTAATTTTTAACATGCTGCTGGTTACACCGACTGCATCATCATAGGTAGAATATTTAGCTTTACCTTCAAAGACAGTGGTTGGTACAGTCGGCATATTAATACTTACTGAATCACCACCCGCTTCGAATTTACACGGAGATTCTGCAATATTCCCCTTAATAGTTAATGTTCCGGTATCAACGTCTGCAGCAAATACTCCAGCGCTCATAAAAAAAGAAGAAAAGACAGCGGCAGCAATAATTGAACGTTTCATAATATGTTCCTTAATAAAATTTTTTTTGGTTGTTAAGAGTCTGTATCTCTTGGAAACAAATTTCTCACATCAAAAAAGTTACCGCAATGTAAACACATTGTTTTATTTATTTGAAACAAATTAACCATTGCAATATAAATACAACAAATATTTAAGAGTATTAACTATTTATCGCATCTATCAATTAATGTAGATTTATGTAAATGGTATTGTTGATATCAATAAAAATCAGGTTGCCAAATTAATCGTAGCGATTTAACACGATTCGACGTTTGCTATCGCTACCTGCAACAACCACTTCTGTCGTTACACCTTTGACGGGCGAAGAAAACAGATGACGGGTGTCAACATTATACGTTAACTGACCACAATGCGGTTGAGGTTGACCATTAACCATAGCCATACTGCATGTTGGGGGACTGATCCTGCCATTAATCGCTAATGTGGCAGTCTCTGAAGAGAATGCGGGAGAAGCCAATCCATAGGCAAGAAAAATAATTCCTGACAGCCAATACTTATTCATTGAAGGTTATGCCTGGATAGAATGAGTGCATAACAAACTATAGCTGTACATCCACTACACAGCCACGAAGGATGATAATGAAGCATTGCCTGTATGATCAATCGACTTTGTAGAGTTTCGGACGAAGGTCCGCAGAATATTCGCAGTATTAAATAAGTGTTCATTAATGCGGCAAAAACTAATACACCGCATCAATGTAACATCTCTGCGGTGTATGAAGAATAACCAGAATGGTTAATAGGCGTTAGACCGCGCGGAAGGAAATCTCGCCTGGAATGACTTCACCCTGCCAGTAGAGCTGAGCTGCAACGCGGTCAGCCAGCTGGCGGTAGATAGCGGTAAATTCGCTCTCCGGACGGCTGATAACCGTTGGCGTGCCTTTATCGAGATCCTCACGTAAGGAGATGTGTAACGGCATCTGCCCCAGCAGCTGTGTGTGGTATTTTTCAGCCAGTTTCTCTGCACCACCGGTACCGAAAATCGGTTCATGGTGACCACAGTTACTGCAAATATGCACACTCATGTTCTCGACAATACCAAGCACCGGAACCTCGACTTTCTCGAACATCACAATGCCTTTTTTCGCATCGATCAAAGCGATGTCCTGCGGGGTGGTGACCACGACTGCACCAGTTACTGGAATGTTTTGCGCCAGCGTCAATTGAATGTCACCGGTGCCTGGCGGCATATCAAGCACCAGATAGTCGAGATCCGGCCACAAGGTTTCCTGCAACATCTGCATTAACGCCTTGCTCGCCATCGGTCCACGCCACACCATCGCATTGTCGTCAGTGACCAGATAACCAATTGAATTGGTTGCCAGGCCATGAGACATAATCGGTGCCATATGGGTACCGTCCGGCGAAGTTGGACGCTGATTTTCTGCGCCCAGCATGGTGGGAATTGATGGGCCGTAGATATCGGCGTCCAGAATGCCGACTTTCGCCCCTTCCGCCGCCAGTGCCAGCGCCAGGTTTACCGCCGTGGAGGATTTACCCACGCCGCCTTTACCGGAACTGACCGCAATGATGTTCTTCACACCATTAATACCCGGCTGATTCTTCACGCGTTTTAAGGTGGCGATATTGTGCGACAGTTTCCAGTCGATAGCTTTCGCCCCGGTGATACGCAGCAGTTCGGCGCTACATTGCTCTTTTAACTCTTCAAACGCGCTATGCCAGACGAATGGCATAACCAGTTCCACATGCAACGTGTCGTCCATCCAGGCGACATGGTGCAACGCGTTCAGCGTGGTGAGGTTATGCTTCAGGGTTGGGTGCTGAAAATTGGCCAGTGTCCCGGCGACCATTGCGCGCAAGGCTTCTGGTGATTTGGCCTGGGATTGTTCGTTCATCCCGACTCCTTTTTTGTATAGATAAACCATCAGCTGATAGTTTACCTGAAGAATATAGAGAAGTACTTACTTAACATTTTCCCATTTGGTACTATCTAACCCCTTTTCACTATTAAGAAGTAATGCCTACTATGACTCAAGTCGCGAAGAAAATTCTGGTGACGTGCGCACTGCCGTACGCTAACGGCTCAATCCACCTCGGCCATATGCTGGAGCACATCCAGGCTGATGTCTGGGTCCGTTACCAGCGAATGCGCGGCCACGAGGTCAACTTCATCTGCGCCGACGATGCCCACGGTACACCGATCATGCTGAAAGCTCAGCAGCTTGGTATCACCCCGGAGCAGATGATTGGCGAAATGAGTCAGGAGCATCAGACTGATTTCGCAGGCTTTAACATCAGCTATGACAACTATCACTCGACGCACAGCGAAGAGAACCGCCAGTTGTCAGAACTTATCTACTCTCGCCTGAAAGAGAACGGTTTTATTAAAAACCGCACCATCTCTCAGCTGTACGATCCGGAAAAAGGCATGTTCCTGCCGGACCGTTTTGTGAAAGGCACCTGCCCGAAATGTAAATCCCCGGATCAATACGGCGATAACTGCGAAGTCTGCGGCGCGACCTACAGCCCGACTGAATTGATCGAGCCGAAATCGGTGGTTTCTGGCGCTACGCCGGTAATGCGTGATTCTGAACACTTCTTCTTTGATCTGCCCTCTTTCAGCGAAATGTTGCAGGCATGGACCCGCAGCGGTGCGTTGCAGGAGCAGGTGGCAAATAAAATGCAGGAGTGGTTTGAATCCGGCCTGCAACAGTGGGATATCTCCCGCGACGCGCCATACTTTGGTTTTGAAATTCCGAACGCGCCGGGCAAATATTTCTACGTCTGGCTGGACGCACCGATTGGCTACATGGGTTCTTTCAAGAATCTGTGCGACAAGCGCAGCGACAGCGTAAGCTTCGATGAATACTGGAAGAAAGACTCCACCGCCGAGCTGTACCACTTCATCGGTAAAGATATTGTTTACTTCCACAGCCTGTTCTGGCCTGCCATGCTGGAAGGCAGCAACTTCCGCAAGCCGACCAACCTGTTTGTTCATGGCTATGTGACGGTGAACGGCGCAAAGATGTCCAAGTCTCGCGGCACCTTTATTAAAGCCAGCACCTGGCTGAATCATTTTGACGCTGACAGCCTGCGTTACTACTACACTGCGAAACTCTCTTCGCGCATTGATGATATCGATCTCAACCTGGAGGATTTCGTTCAGCGTGTGAATGCCGATATCGTGAACAAAGTGGTTAACCTGGCCTCTCGTAATGCGGGCTTTATCAACAAGCGTTTTGACGGCGTGCTGGCAAGCGAACTGGCTGACCCGCAGTTGTACAAAACCTTCACTGATGCCGCTGAAGTGATTGGTGAAGCGTGGGAAAGCCGCGAATTTGGTAAAGCAGTGCGCGAAATCATGGCGCTGGCTGATCTGGCTAACCGCTATGTCGANGTGGCCTTAAACAATTTGTTTTCTACCTTTTCTTGTTCGAGAAAATAACGTTCCTTTGTCTGGTGCTATGTACCGATCAGTTGCACTGAGTGAGCTTCTTTCATGTATACTGTGTAAATGAACAGTATTGAGGGCAAAACGCTATGGGCTTCCCTTCTCCTGCGGCGGATTATGCTGAGAGCCGTATTTCTCTTGATCAGCAGATAATTAGACATCCTTCAGCGACCTACTTCATGAGAGCAGCTGATAGTCATCATCGTGAGGGAATATTACAGGGTGCATTGCTGGTGGTTGATTCCTCACTTACCCCGGTTGATGGTTCTCTGCTTGTATGCGCTCTGGATGGGGAATATCGCGTAAAAAGATACCGGAAGTCTCCACGTCAGCATCTGGAGGATTTAAGAACCGGTAAGAAGGAAGCATTGCCAAAGGATGACGATGGATGCACGGGCAGCAATGCCGTGTTTGGTGTGATCACTCACATTATCAACGACGCAAGAAGTGGCGAGTTTGATGATTGTCCTGTGATGTAGGAGAACTGATTAGGCGGTGCAATGCACCGCCTTTTTATCACACTGCGCGGAATGCGATTTCGCCAGGTATTACTTCACCTTGCCAATACATTTGGGCAGCAACGCGATCTGCGAGGTCACGATAAATAGCCGTAAATTCGCTATCTGGACGACTAATAACGGTTGGTGTTCCGTTATCCAGATCTTCACGAAGAGAGATATGAAGTGGCATTTGGCCTAACAACTGCGTGTTGTATTTCTCGGCCAGTTTCTGTGCTCCACCGGTGCCAAAAATTGGCTCGTGATGACCGCAGTTACTGCAAATATGCACACTCATGTTTTCAACGATACCCAGTACCGGCACTTCGACTTTTTCGAACATCACAATGCCTTTCTTCGCATCGATCAGCGCGATGTCTTGCGGCGTAGTTACCACAACCGCACCAGTTACAGGAATGTTCTGCGCCAGCGTCAATTGAATATCACCAGTGCCCGGTGGCATATCGAGAACGAGATAGTCCAGATCAGGCCACAGTGTTTCCTGCAACATCTGCATCAGCGCCTTGCTCGCCATCGGTCCACGCCACACCATTGCATTGTCATCGGTGACCAGATAACCAATAGAGTTGGTTGCCAGGCCATGAGACATGATAGGTGCCATGTGAGTACCGTCCGGTGAGGTTGGACGTTGGTTTTCCGCGCCCAGCATGGTTGGAATTGATGGACCATAGATATCGGCATCCAAAATACCAACTTTCGCACCTTCAGCAGCCAAAGCCAGTGCCAAGTTTACTGCTGTGGAGGATTTACCCACGCCGCCCTTGCCTGAGCTGACGGCGATAATGTTCTTAACGCCATTAATGCCTGGTTGGTTTTTGACGCGCTTAAGCGTGGCAATGTTGTACGACAGCTTCCAGTCAATAGCCTTTGCGCCAGTGATACGGAGCAGATCACCACTACATTGCTCTTTCAGGTCTTCAAAAGGCTTATTCCACACGAAAGGCATGATTAGTTCGACATGCAGTGTGTCATCCATCAACGCAACATGGTGTAACGCTTTAAGCGTAGTCAAGTTGTGTTTCAGGGTTGGGTGCTGAAAATTAGCCAGCGTACCGGCTACCATTGCTCTCAGGGCATCCGGCGATTTGGACTCGCTCATCCCGTCTCCTTTATTTTAATTTGCGCAATTGTCGCCTTGTAGTGTACTCCAGCTACGACATTTAATCATTTATGAGAAATGCTGTTATCACATGGCAGACATAAGGCCATTTTGTTACTATCAAGCCCCTTTTCACTACAAAGAAGTAATGCCTACTATGACCCAAGTCGCGAAGAAAATTCTGGTGACGTGCGCGCTGCCGTACGCTAACGGCTCAATCCACCTCGGCCATATGCTGGAGCACATCCAGGCTGATGTCTGGGTTCGTTACCAGCGAATGCGCGGCCACGAGGTTAATTTCATCTGTGCCGACGATGCCCACGGTACGCCAATCATGCTGAAAGCACAGCAGCTTGGTATCACACCGGAACAGATGATTGGCGAAATGAGTCAGGAACATCAGACTGATTTCGCAGGCTTTAACATCAGCTATGACAACTATCACTCGACGCACAGCGAAGAGAACCGTCAGTTGTCCGAGCTTATCTACTCTCGCCTGAAAGAAAACGGTTTTATTAAAAACCGCACCATCTCACAGCTGTACGATCCGGAAAAATGCATGTTCCTGCCGGACCGTTTTGTAAAAGGCACCTGCCCGAAATGTAAATCCCCGGATCAATACGGCGATAACTGCGAAGTCTGCGGCGCGACCTACAGCCCGACTGAACTGATCGAGCCGAAATCGGTGGTTTCTGGCGCTACGCCGGTAATGCGTGATTCTGAACACTTCTTCTTTGATCTGCCCTCTTTCAGCGAAATGTTGCAGGCATGGACCCGCAGCGGTGCGTTGCAGGAGCAGGTGGCAAATAAAATGCAGGAGTGGTTTGAATCCGGCCTGCAACAGTGGGATATCTCCCGCGACGCGCCATACTTTGGTTTTGAAATTCCGAACGCGCCGGGCAAATATTTCTACGTCTGGCTGGACGCACCGATTGGCTACATGGGTTCTTTCAAGAATCTGTGCGACAAGCGCAGCGACAGCGTAAGCTTCGATGAATACTGGAAGAAAGACTCCACCGCCGAGCTGTACCACTTCATCGGTAAAGATATTGTTTACTTCCACAGCCTGTTCTGGCCTGCCATGCTGGAAGGCAGCAACTTCCGCAAGCCGACCAACCTGTTTGTTCATGGCTATGTGACGGTGAACGGCGCAAAGATGTCCAAGTCTCGCGGCACCTTTATTAAAGCCAGCACCTGGCTGAATCATTTTGACGCTGACAGCCTGCGTTACTACTACACTGCGAAACTCTCTTCGCGCATTGATGATATCGATCTCAACCTGGAGGATTTCGTTCAGCGTGTGAATGCCGATATCGTGAACAAAGTGGTTAACCTGGCCTCTCGTAATGCGGGCTTTATCAACAAGCGTTTTGACGGCGTGCTGGCAAGCGAACTGGCTGACCCGCAGTTGTACAAAACCTTCACTGATGCCGCTGAAGTGATTGGTGAAGCGTGGGAAAGCCGCGAATTTGGTAAAGCAGTGCGCGAAATCATGGCGCTGGCTGATCTGGCTAACCGCTATGTCGACGAGCAGGCTCCGTGGGTGGTGGCAAAACAGGAAGGCCGCGATGCCGACCTGCAGGCAATTTGCTCAATGGGCATAAACCTGTTCCGCGTGCTGATGACTTACCTGAAGCCGGTACTGCCGAAACTGACCGAGCGCGCAGAAGCATTCCTCAATACAGAACTGACCTGGGATGGTATCCAGCAACCGCTGCTGGGCCACAAAGTGAATCCGTTCAAAGCGCTGTATAACCGCATCGATATGAAGCAGGTTGAAGCACTGGTGGAAGCGTCTAAAGAAGAAGTGAAAGCAGCTGCCGCGCCAGTTACTGGCCCACTGGCAGATGATCCGATTCAGGAAACCATCACCTTTGACGACTTCGCAAAAGTTGACCTGCGCGTGGCGCTGATCGAAAACGCAGAGTTTGTTGAAGGTTCTGACAAACTGCTGCGCCTGNTGCGGTGTATGAAGAATAACCAGAATGGTTAATAGGCGTTAGACCGCGCGGAAGGAAATCTCGCCTGGAATGACTTCACCCTGCCAGTAGAGCTGAGCTGCAACGCGGTCAGCCAGCTGGCGGTAGATAGCGGTAAATTCGCTCTCCGGACGGCTGATAACCGTTGGCGTGCCTTTATCGAGATCCTCACGTAAGGAGATGTGTAACGGCATCTGCCCCAGCAGCTGTGTGTGGTATTTTTCAGCCAGTTTCTCTGCACCACCGGTACCGAAAATCGGTTCATGGTGACCACAGTTACTGCAAATATGCACACTCATGTTCTCGACAATACCAAGCACCGGAACCTCGACTTTCTCGAACATCACAATGCCTTTTTTCGCATCGATCAAAGCGATGTCCTGCGGGGTGGTGACCACGACTGCACCAGTTACTGGAATGTTTTGCGCCAGCGTCAATTGAATGTCACCGGTGCCTGGCGGCATATCAAGCACCAGATAGTCGAGATCCGGCCACAAGGTTTCCTGCAACATCTGCATTAACGCCTTGCTCGCCATCGGTCCACGCCACACCATCGCATTGTCGTCAGTGACCAGATAACCAATTGAATTGGTTGCCAGGCCATGAGACATAATCGGTGCCATATGGGTACCGTCCGGCGAAGTTGGACGCTGATTTTCTGCGCCCAGCATGGTGGGAATTGATGGGCCGTAGATATCGGCGTCCAGAATGCCGACTTTCGCCCCTTCCGCCGCCAGTGCCAGCGCCAGGTTTACCGCCGTGGAGGATTTACCCACGCCGCCTTTACCGGAACTGACCGCAATGATGTTCTTCACACCATTAATACCCGGCTGATTCTTCACGCGTTTTAAGGTGGCGATATTGTGCGACAGTTTCCAGTCGATAGCTTTCGCCCCGGTGATACGCAGCAGTTCGGCGCTACATTGCTCTTTTAACTCTTCAAACGCGCTATGCCAGACGAATGGCATAACCAGTTCCACATGCAACGTGTCGTCCATCCAGGCGACATGGTGCAACGCGTTCAGCGTGGTGAGGTTATGCTTCAGGGTTGGGTGCTGAAAATTGGCCAGTGTCCCGGCGACCATTGCGCGCAAGGCTTCTGGTGATTTGGCCTGGGATTGTTCGTTCATCCCGACTCCTTTTTTGTATAGATAAACCATCAGCTGATAGTTTACCTGAAGAATATAGAGAAGTACTTACTTAACATTTTCCCATTTGGTACTATCTAACCCCTTTTCACTATTAAGAAGTAATGCCTACTATGACTCAAGTCGCGAAGAAAATTCTGGTGACGTGCGCACTGCCGTACGCTAACGGCTCAATCCACCTCGGCCATATGCTGGAGCACATCCAGGCTGATGTCTGGGTCCGTTACCAGCGAATGCGCGGCCACGAGGTCAACTTCATCTGCGCCGACGATGCCCACGGTACACCGATCATGCTGAAAGCTCAGCAGCTTGGTATCACCCCGGAGCAGATGATTGGCGAAATGAGTCAGGAGCATCAGACTGATTTCGCAGGCTTTAACATCAGCTATGACAACTATCACTCGACGCACAGCGAAGAGAACCGCCAGTTGTCAGAACTTATCTACTCTCGCCTGAAAGAGAACGGTTTTATTAAAAACCGCACCATCTCTCAGCTGTACGATCCGGAAAAAGGCATGTTCCTGCCGGACCGTTTTGTGAAAGGCACCTGCCCGAAATGTAAATCCCCGGATCAATACGGCGATAACTGCGAAGTCTGCGGCGCGACCTACAGCCCGACTGAATTGATCGAGCCGAAATCGGTGGTTTCTGGCGCTACGCCGGTAATGCGTGATTCTGAACACTTCTTCTTTGATCTGCCCTCTTTCAGCGAAATGTTGCAGGCATGGACCCGCAGCGGTGCGTTGCAGGAGCAGGTGGCAAATAAAATGCAGGAGTGGTTTGAATCCGGCCTGCAACAGTGGGATATCTCCCGCGACGCGCCATACTTTGGTTTTGAAATTCCGAACGCGCCGGGCAAATATTTCTACGTCTGGCTGGACGCACCGATTGGCTACATGGGTTCTTTCAAGAATCTGTGCGACAAGCGCAGCGACAGCGTAAGCTTCGATGAATACTGGAAGAAAGACTCCACCGCCGAGCTGTACCACTTCATCGGTAAAGATATTGTTTACTTCCACAGCCTGTTCTGGCCTGCCATGCTGGAAGGCAGCAACTTCCGCAAGCCGACCAACCTGTTTGTTCATGGCTATGTGACGGTGAACGGCGCAAAGATGTCCAAGTCTCGCGGCACCTTTATTAAAGCCAGCACCTGGCTGAATCATTTTGACGCTGACAGCCTGCGTTACTACTACACTGCGAAACTCTCTTCGCGCATTGATGATATCGATCTCAACCTGGAGGATTTCGTTCAGCGTGTGAATGCCGATATCGTGAACAAAGTGGTTAACCTGGCCTCTCGTAATGCGGGCTTTATCAACAAGCGTTTTGACGGCGTGCTGACAAGCGAACTGGCTGACCCGCAACTGTACAAAACCTTTACTGATGCCGCTGAAGTGATTGGCGAAGCATGGGAAAGCCGCGAATTTGGTAAAGCTATCCGTGAAATCATGGCATTGGCTGACCTGGCTAATCGCTATGTCGATGAACAGGCTCCGTGGGTGGTGGCGAAGCAGGAAGGTCGCGATGCAGATCTGCAGGCGATTTGCTCTATGGGCATTAACCTGTTCCGCGTGCTGATGACGTACCTGAAACCGGTACTGCCGAAACTGACTGAACGTGCAGAAGCATTCCTGAATACAGAACTGACCTGGGATGGTATCCAGCAACCGCTTCTGGGCCATAAAGTGAATCCGTTCAAGGCACTGTATAACCGTATCGATATGAAACAGGTGGAAGCACTGGTGGAAGCATCCAAAGAAGAAGTGAAAGCCACAGCTGCACCGGTAACTGGCCCACTGGCTGACGAACCGATTCAGGAAACCATCACCTTTGACGACTTCGCCAAAGTTGACCTGCGTGTGGCGCTGATTGAAAACGCGGAGTTTGTCGAAGGTTCTGACAAACTGCTTCGCCTGACGCTGGATCTCGGTGGTGAAAAGCGTAATGTCTTCTCAGGCATCCGTTCCGCTTATCCAGATCCACAGGCACTGATTGGTCGTCACACCATTATGGTGGCTAACCTGGCACCACGTAAAATGCGCTTCGGTATCTCTGAAGGCATGGTGATGGCTGCCGGTCCTGGCGGGAAAGATATCTTCCTGTTAAGCCCGGATGCTGGTGCTAAACCTGGCCACCAGGTTAAGTAATTAAACAACCTCTCTTCGCAATGCCCGGCAACACGCCGGGCATTTTCATATAGACACAATCCCTCCTGATTTACACAAGCCCTAAAACAATTTGTTTTCTACCTTTTGTTGATTGAGATAATAAGCCACATAAGAAAACAACTTGTTTTGGAGTAGTTGAAATGTTGAACATTACCCAAGCCTACCAGGTGGCATTGATCAGTTCATCTCATACATCAGAGGAAGATGCTCGCCGATTCATGATCGCAAGCAATGAGCTGGATTGGGTTTCACAAATTGAGTACGGTTGCATTGTCCACGCCGGGTTACAGGACGATGACTGGAAAGATGAGTTGCGTCGATATGGTATATCCGAGGGTGCGATTGCGAACATTCAGAAAGTACTTGATGTAGGCTTTAACTCTGTACATTTTGATTGTGGCGCACCGGTCGTTGAAGGGCTTGAGTGCTGGCAATGGTAATCCGGCAATCGCTTCATACTAGATAACGGAGAATTTATGCTTAAAGAAGACTCATATCTACTAAAGGCGCTTGAAATGAGTGGCGTTGAACCTACAGTGAAAAACGCTCACGATATCTACCTTCAGTTTTCGACAGAGCTGAAACAGCTCATAAATAAATATGGAGTGAACGACTCCAGCGTCAAAGCCATGATAGATGATGAATTAGACCATCTCATCTAATCAAACCGTTGATAATGGCGGTCACAATTTGATTCTTTTCTATAAGAACCCGTTGATCGCCACTACTACCCTCCCATACCAGCAATCACATCATTAAATATCAATAGGTTATGGTTGTTTATACCAATAAGAAAACAACTAAATAACAGATCAACGAAACATCAACGCTTTCTCCCGATTTGGTCTAAAAAATTGACGTTATCACACATCACTTCTTATACCCGTAATTCTACGCAGCAGATAGCGCCACAGCGTCCAAATTTCACCACAGACGACTCAACACACTACCAACAAAAACACACGCTCAAAATCGCTCCCGTTGCGTTACACAACCATATAAACAACTTATTTTCAGGCATAACAAAACAACCAAATAACACATATGCCATTACCCAAAACAACCAACCTCTTTATGGCAGGCTACCGAAAAGACCCACCTCTTCTCCCCAGGCTACCGGACAACCAACCTAACTTTCACAGGCAATCCGAAAACATTCATACGCGCGATACCCACGACACGCCATTACCCAAACAGCGAAGAAACACCTGAACCGCTGAAACCCTAACGAAGCCTGTAACCGCAAGGTTTCTCTCAATCCCAAAAGACACGAAACATAACAATCACGGGAAACGCCATTACCCAATACACGAATAACTACAAAAGCCTTCACACACTCCAGACAAACAACTCAAACACAATAACGAAAGCAATCGCCCACCTGCCATTACTCCATACACGGAGAAGAACAATCACCAAAACGACGAGAACACCCCCATAGAAGAACCACCGCAAAACTAACGAAACCACATACACCGACAGAGAAAACAACACACCCAATTCACCAACAGAAATAGTCGCCGTATAGAACATTCTGGAAGGAGTGAGCATTAACGCCTATAGAGAGGTTGAGACAGATAAAACACAACATGTATAGCGAAGAAGCCAGGTATGTATAAGTGGAGAGGGAAGGAGGGGGGTCGCCTCCTTTTTCGTATTTATTCAACTCCTGATTTTATCCCCCGTAACACCCCCTACGGTCAGCCTTCGGTCCATACAGGGAAAAGGTTGCATCCAGCTACAGAAACGGCTGGGTTGCCTTCGGGGGAACGGCTGGGGATTTTCAGGGAAACGGTCGAGTTGCCTGTGTGGATTTCGGGAAAAGGCTCGATGCCGGTTCTGGAACGGCGGCGTACCGGTATAGCGAGAGAGAGAGTTGCAGCTACCCACCTGTAATGTGCGGGAAGAAGAGAGGCGCTCACGTGCAGGCTGACTTGCTTACCGCTGGATTCCCTCTGAATGCCAGATACAGCGTAATTGTGCCAGACAGCCAGCGGGTCACAATCGATTTCAGTAGGTTTTCGGGGAGAGGATTATTCTACCCACCAGCCCCGCGGCGCGCGTAGAGCAGAATATCGTAAATACTGGCTCTCGTGTCGTTCCCGGATATTCACTGCCCAGCCTGGCTTTCCCGACATAAAATCCTTTTTCGCCTTTATCTTATTGCGATAATAACACCAACAAGTAAACAGCATATTTAGACGTTATAGAAACGAAGTGAGGATGAAGAGATGATTAAGATGCCTGTGACGGTTGAGGTGTGGGGCGTGGATTCCCTGGCTGAGTGTCTGGATGCAGTGGGGCCGGAGTTGTACCGCAAGTTGTGGTCGTTCGTCCCGGCAGAAGGGGAATCGCCCAAAGGGAAGGATATCTGGCACCTGCTGAGTGAAGATGAAAAGCGGGAGCTGGTGGGCGCGGTACACAGCGAGTTCCCGGACGACCAAGATTAAGAGTGAGGCCACCAGCACGGTGGCTTTTGTCGCTATTAACCTCGGGGCAGCGCAGCACCGTAACGATATACTTTGTGGCCGTTTTCTTACTGGTATTGTTTACGTAATTCAGAAAACAACATGTTTAAGGATTGCTTTATGTTTGCAAATATCGACATCAACCAAATTAAGAAATTGACTCAAAAAGAGTTTGACCAGTTTTATGAGCTGGAAGGTTGGTCTTCCACTCTGATTAATTCAAGATGGGTGCTGGAGCTGATGACTCGTGATGACGCACCTGCTTTGATGATTTGCGACATGGGTGAAGATGCTGACTTTATGGATATGAGCGAATTTTGTGTGGACACATACAACCGCAGCCAGAAGTACTACTTCACATGCGATAGCGAAAATGACGTGATTTCTAAGGTCTATCTTCACCTCGTCCAGCATTGGGACGTTCAGGACTTCCTTGCGATATTCGCGTAAGCCCAACCAAAGCCAGCATTGCTGGCTTAACTTCATCTGTAGCCGCAGGGAAGAACCTGCATATCGCTCATGCGCCTGATCAATATGCTTTGTAGCCGTTTTCTTACTGGTATTATTTACGCCATTGAGAAAACAAGTTGTTTACGGAGTTGTGATGAAAAAATCATTGGTTCTTGGTCTGGACAAAGACCAGAAGAGAAAAGAGAAGCCTGCACTGGTTGCTCAATTAACTTTGCTGGACATCGTTGCCAATGGAACCTCTATTCGTCTGTTCCGTGAAACAGCGGTGTCTTTCGATAAAAACACCTTTACTCGTTATGTAATGAATGTTCGTCGCCAGCGTGGAAAAGGCTGGATGGCATTTCAAAGAATGTGGCCGGAACATCAGCTCGAACTGGCTTTGATGGAAGTTAACCGCGTGGCCCAGCAAGAGATTCAGAGAGCATCAGTGATGGCAATAGCCTGATAATGTGCAAGTGGTAATTAGTCGACAGTACGACAGCCCCGCCATCCTTACGGGGTTTTTTGTATTGTAAGTACATACCTATGTCTATAAAATAGAAAAATAACCAAGACACTATGGAGAGTGATATGAGCGTTAAACGAGAAAACCTGACAGTTGATGTCTACTATGCTTCAGAAAGCGCCGAAGGTAAGAATGTAGCTAAAATCACCGTCGTTACGTACAACACCGAAACTGGAACTGAAGTTCAGGCAAGTACTATTGTGCGTAAAGGAGATACATCAGGCGGGGAATATGAGGCGCAATATCAGTCCATTTTTGATGCAACGGACCCGTTGTTGTTGAAAATTGAAAGTTACTTCCGTAAGGTGAATAAAGAGGTGTTTGAAACCATGATGAATATGGTTAACACCGTATTCGCTTCCAGTCTGAACACTAACACTACCTGGATTGGTCAGTATGGTCTGCGCATTACCTCCGGCATTCCTGCTGACACCTTAATCCCTGAAAGCGTATTCGCTTAATCCTCTTTGAATGGCGCGTAAACCGCGCCATTTTCTTATGCCCGATAACAATTTGTTTTCTGCCTTATCTGATTTGTGAAAATGCTTTCACTGAAAGCAACTTGATAAGGAAACCATCATGGGACTTGATATCTACATTGAGACGCAACCAAAAAACGATCTGAATAACGATGCATCCAGAAAGAAGGTTGCTTACTTCCGTAAGTTCAATGCTCTCTTTGGGTGGATGGAACGCAACGTAGGTGAAGTCAAAAATTGTGAGCTTTTAGAATTAACGATGAATGACATTTGTGCTCTGAAAGCTCATTTGATGCACATGAACGAAAGTAACTGCGAAGAGTACTTACCTACCTGTGAAGGTTTTTTCTTCGGCAGTCAGGAGTACGATGAAGGGTACTGGCATGACGTGGGGGAGTTGAAAAAACTTGTGGAAGAGCTGATTAAGAACCACGACTTTCACAATAACAGACTGACCTTCTGCGCCTGGTGGTAAATATGGGCGATTTCAAGAAACGCCTGAAGGAAAGAGCCGAGATAGTCAGAAAGCAAAACGCCTCTTCTGTCATCAGATACGCAAGGCAGTTTAGTCGCAACAACAAATCAGTTGAGGAAAAGATCCTTAGCGTAATCGGTCGATAATTATTAAGGCCACCACTGCTGGTGGCCTTAAATGACCATCCTGTTTCCCGCAGGCTAAAAACACCAACCTCTTACCTCCAGGCAACCGACAAACCCACCTGTTCCCGTCCGGCTACCGCAACTTTCCACTTTGACGCCTTATTCGTACAACGATAATTAACGCCAACAAGAAAACAATTTGTTATTTACGATAAGGAATTAATCATGAATTTTATCGCTACTGTAAACGCACCCGCACATGGCAATATCGCTGTAACGTTCTCTGACATTGAAAAACGAGTACTTGGTGCATGGCGCGACAATGAGACGGTAGAACTGTCAGCACAAGAAAAATGCATTATTGCACGCGACATCATTGGCAATCGTCGTTACTCGCGGGTATTTGAGAAAGCGTATGTGGTAAATTCTGGATTCGGAACGTTCGTCTTTCCGGTGCGCTCCGGGCGATTCTGCCAGTCCAAGCTGATTGAGTTCGCTACGCAGATTTCTGTCTGGATTAAAACTCAATCGTCGTTCAAATTTTCCGACGATGAAGCAGTATCGCAGGGGATGCGGATCGCCAACAATGCAATTAAATGCAAAAACATTACGTATACCGCTGGCGTTGATACATGGAAACTGTTTTGCGCTAACTTTATGCTGAATGTATACGCAAGCAACCGCATCCACATCCTTGATGGCGTGTAACTGAGAAGAGGGCCAGTAACGGCCCTTTCTCTATAGCCACCAGATGCCGCAGGGAAATTTTCAGAAACGGCGAGGAACGTATTCATGAACCGACGGGGAACGGCCAGGATTTTTTCGGGAAACGGCTGCATTCGCCTTTATGTAGAAAAAACATCGGGAAGCTGGTGGAATCCAACCAGCGGTTGTCGGACAGGTGAGCGGGGAAAATTATGATGACTTTCGTCGCCTGAGACATCCAGATTTCTTTCGTAGCGTAATCGCATACGTGATTAAGTGGTGTGATTATGTGAAAAATCACGCGCACATAATACGCGAGCGGATACGGAACAAAACAAAATGCCGATCCGCGCCGACAAATAAACGCGGATCACATAGCAAGACTAAAAGCCAATGATTAACTATGCGCTATAGCGCAATATAACGCGTTTTAAGCGCGTTAATGTGTTAAGTAATGGGTATGTACTGGCAAGGATATAAAAGCGCGTCTATGGCGTTATTTTGGCGCTTATTTTTATGTTGTTGGAGTGAGTCAAAGACAATAAAAAACGCGCCATCATTGGCGCGTTATGGTGGGAGTATTGGAAACGAAAAAAGCGCCCACTATGGGCGCTATTGTTTTTATTTTTCTAAGCGAATATTAAAACCAGCGTTTAAAAATTCTTGAAGCATTAAAGTAACATCTGCTTCATTGATTCCTGCGCGCGCTCTATGTTCTACGTCATTGATGTTTATTTTAAACGTTGTTTCATCAACCACTTCAGAACTTAGAGCATATCCAGCTAAACCAGCAATATCATAAACAAGAGTATGATTATTGATATTTACGCCAGAGATGAAAATAACCATGATTAAGCTCCTTAAAAAAATTAAATAGAATTATGAAGTTTTCCGATTAATGCGCTTAAACGTAAGTATTCACGTTTACGCTTGCAATCTCGTTTGCTGTTAAGCAAATCAGAAAACGTAAAATTTAATTGGTCGCGTTGCGCGATTAAATCATTGATTAATTCTAGTTTATAAGCGCGATACTTTGCGCGATATTCCGCGCGGATCTTGTCATAGCTGACCATTTTTTAAAGCTCCTTTAAAGCGCCCATAGTGGGCGCTTGATTCCATTAATTACGCTTTGAAAGCGTCAGCTAGATAATTGTAGAAATCATTCTTGATAAAGCGATATTGCTGTGTACCAGCTTTGGCGCTTCCCATTCCTTTGACTTTCTCAACAAGTCCGAGACGTTCGCAAAGATTGATTAGCTGGTTAGCTTGAGTATAGCCAGCGTCCAATTTAATTTCACACGCTTTTTTAGCTTCATTCATTAAATCGAAAACAGCGCCATTCGTGAACGTGTCGATCTCGTCGTTAATCATATCGATTAAAGCGAATACACGAGATCCAGACATATCAGCGACGGAATAAACACATTTTCCAGCTTTAATTGATTTAACCAGATAAACCAGTTTTTCCAGTGAATAACTATTAGTCATAGCGTCACGAAAAAATACTTCTGGCGCTTGTTTGCTTGCTTTAATCGCATAGTAGAAAACAGAGCATAATTTTTCGTCTTCTACAGCGTTTACGACGTTGTTGATGAAGTAAGCAAGTTTAGTGGTCGCAGCTTGCATATTTGCTTTGTCTGCTTTAGTGTGCGTACCATTTTTATAATGTTCGTTATATGTTTGAGTTGCCAGATCTGCTTTTTCGCGCAGTTCGTCGGATACAATAGATGCAGCTTCAATGATGGACTTTTTAGAAATGATAATGTTAGCCATGATTTTATTCCTTAGTATAAATATTAAAATTTAACTCAAGAAAGAAAGTGTTTTGCACTCGTTCCTGATGCGTTCAATTATCGATACGCGAAAAAAGATTGCAAGTGTTTTTTTAAGTTTTTTTGCAGGGATGAAAGTCCTAGAAATAAATGTTAGATCGTCGAGGGTGTTCCCTAAATAAATAATCGATTCCGGCTTTAGACCTTATATATTTATACGGGGTAGAATTGAAAGAGTATAAAATGAATGGCATGTAAAATAATAACCGGACTTAGCCGGTTATTACCCTTATAGAAATTAAAACGGAAGGATTCGTTCAACCCAATCGAAGAAAATAAGTATTTTTCTACCGTCTTCCAACTTAAGTGTGACTAGACAGGCGTCAACGCCATCTGACGTTCCCTCAATTTCGCGACCGTCTGCCATGTAGACCCTTATAGATTTGCCGTTTTGGTAAGCCTGACGACATATCTTAAAAAAGTCACGACGTGATGGCTGATTAACCATCTGTTCATTGTTTAGCGTTAGTCGACCTGTGAATGAAGTGTCAACCTCTTCTATGCCCGACTCAATTGTGCTAATGCGCTCAAGAGGGAGCCTTATACGATTTGTGTTGCTAAGCGGATCTGGTGTGAGGTTCAGCTTATTTCTTGCGCTCAATAGCCCGTAGACATACATGCAAAACACTTGGCCGTCTTCGAGAGTGACTCTTACAGGAAATTTTGCACTCCGCCAGAAGAGCAAGGTACGTTCAGCATGTTCGTAGTCTCGCGGCCATACTTCAGCCGGTATGCCGTAGGTGATGTCCAATGTTCTCATTCTGATACTCTTAGAGGTGTTTTCAGCAACCCAAATTTAAATTCTTTGTTACCAACGACAAAGAAGGGAACCTCAACATAGATTTTTTTATCGACGGATTTAGAGTTCGCTGTTTTCTGTATGTCACGAACGATACGTTTTGAGGTATTTTCATCGATAAACAATACCTTTCCACTTGTATTCCCTTCAGCCTTGGCGTAAGTAACGATAGGCTCTTCATTGCCAACCCTAATGTTTACTTGGCAACCTGTTGTAGCCATTTCATCACAGTAAAGTGTGCCGTCTTGAACTTCCAAAACAATTCCAGATGGCTTCATGGCTTCGTCAGAGCTTACATTAACGTTTTCTGGTACAGCGGTTCCGTTAATTTGCAACCGTAATCTTTCTTTTCCTGCATTAAGTATTGTTTCTTCTGCGTTATCTGAGAATCTGAACCAGACTGGTTGAATCAGACCTCGTGATTCGTATTTTAGTACGTCTTCAGAAGTATACATGCTGTACGTTTTTTGCATGTCGGAGACGATATCTGACAACGCATTGGCGGAAAATGACGAGAGGTATATACAAGCAAGAAGTAACGAACGTTTCATTTTTATACAGCGATTATTGCAAAGTAGAATTATAAATATCCAATAGTCTCAAACGATAAGTTTTCAACTGTAAATAGCAGACGTGTTTTCTCTAAAAGCTGTGCGGCAAAGGCGTTGTTGCCGCACTCTGTCTATTAGCTCTTCAAGTCTGGCAATTCTGAAATTGACTAAGAATCCAATATTACGGCAGTTTGCTTAGAATTTGCTCTAAATCTTCCTTTGTCATATTAGAGTTCTCATAGATGCGCATGATTTTCTCACGAGCCTTAGCAGAGACTCCAACGGCAGATGAAACTTTGTCAAATTCAGCCATCGTCATCGTCTCCAGAATGGTATTGATAACTTCAGCCTTAGACATTTTGATGTTTTTTTCTTTTAGTTTCATTTGAAACTTTCCAAGTTTGTCATTGGCCTTATCGGACAATGCCACCTGACAATAAGTTGTTTTCTTTTCGCTCATAACTAATCTCGTTTCAGAACTCCAAAATCGAATGCGCCATCAATAGGCAATACACCTTCTGCAAAGCCAGGTGTGGTGTCGATGATGTGTTTTCGCTCATAAGAGTGAGACAACAGGTATTTGTTGCTAATGTCAATGAAATCAGTGATAAAACACACGTTTGCCTGATTCTTCTTGGCTCGTAAGCCACGACCGACACGCTGCCTCATTTCAACTTCTGCTTTCCCACCACCAGCAAGAATGACCGCACCAACGCTTGGCACATCAACACCGACATCCAGAATAGTCGAGCCTATTAAAACATCTATTTCTCCAGACGCTAAACTGTTCAGCTTTGCTTGCCTTGTCGCCTGGTTAGATTCCCCATAGATGAAGTCAACTCTAAGGCCGGACTCTTTCATCATTTCCATCAGGATTTGCCCGTGGCGTTTAAGGCGAACCAGAGTCATACAATTGAGAGAATGTTGCTTATAGAGCAATGCTTCGCGCACAATGGCCTCGTTACGTCCCAAATTATACACGATCCCCAACTGATAAGCCTTTTGGTAGGCGGTGCTCATACCAACTCTAAAATTGAGGTGTTTGTTGGCAAGTTCGGCCTTGATTCTGGCCTCGTCTGGCTTGTAGGCAACTTTATGATAAAGGAAGTACGGCTTTGCCAGAATGCCTCGATCAATCAGATACTTTTCTGTGACTTTAATTTCAATTCGCCCGGCCACCGCCATCAGGCGCATGTTGGCTTCCGTCGAATCCTTCATGAACGGCGTGGCTGTAAGCGCCAGACGATAGTCTGCGTTCACACATAATCTGGCGATGTCATAGAAATTTGAGCCTGAAGACTCATGCGCCTCTTCCAGAATAAGAAGAGAGACACTTGAAAGGAAGCGTTTCACCAACTCCCGACGTTTGAGGTGGTAGCTTTTCTTATCTGGTGTTGCATCGCGTGGTGGTTCTTCGAGGAAACTTGCAAGAGTTTGAACTGTAGCGACGTTGATATGTCGTGATACCTGGAACTCACCCGAGCCAATGACTCCAACCTTTTGGTCTTTTAACCACGGTTCGCCATTTTTGGCGCGGTAGTCGATGGATCTCTGGAAGTTTTCGGCCATTTGAAACATCAGAACAGAGCGGGTTGTTAAAAATAATGTCATTCGACCGATACGTGCAGCTGCTTTGCAGGCAACGTTAGATTTCCCGCCACCAGTAGCGATCTGCGCAATCATCATTCCCTCTCGAACCAGTGTTTCCACAGTCTGATCCTGATACGCATAATCAGGATTGTATGGGAATGGGTTAACCGCCGGATTTGGTTTACCAAGCGCCGGGGCTTTGTCTTTGCGGATATGAACACATTTGATGCCCGCCTTGTTCAAATTAGCCGCCACGGGCTTGGCAAAGCCAGCAGGGAACGAGTTTTTGCTCCAGTTGAACATTGTGCTTGTGCCCTTCCAGTCGCCAGCCTCGACTTCGTAGCTCAACATTTGCTGCACCAGTTGCTTTACCTTGTCATCTGCGCCAGAAATAAGCGCATTTACTGCGTTAGATACAATCCGAACAGTCATAAACCTCTTTCCTTAGTGCCTTTTGTATGTTATTTGGCTATTATAATAAGTAAGTGATTACTTAGTGGATTGTAGCAATAAAATGGACGTAAAAATCACGATTTTGCAGGTTGATGTTGCCAACCTTCGCCCGAATACCTGGAACACCAATTCGGTTGGTGCGCAGAATTTCGAAAAACTGAAAGGTTCTATCGAAAAATTGGGCTTTTTTAAGCCAATTTTGGCTCGTGAACTTGAAGATGGATTTTTTGAAATCCTCGGCGGCGAACATCGCTGGCGTGCCGCTATTGAGCAAGGAATTTCAACGGTTCCAGTGCTTTCTGTGGGCAAAATTAGCGATGTCGTAGCTAAACAGATGTCACTGGTGGACAACGAGCGATACGGTGAAGACGACCAAATCGCATTGCAACGCTTCATTGAAGAAATTCAGTCAGAACTTGACTATCAACTGTCTGAAATCGCCCCGTATGACGACGAAATCTCGATGGTTTTAGCAAAAGAGGCGGCAATCGACCTTGAAGCACTGGAGGCGTTGTCTCGTGGTAGTGATGAGCCTGTCGATACCGACAAACGAGAGAAAACCGAACGTGTGGGGGCGGAACATCAGACCATGCGCTTCAAAGTAACTTTCGATGCGTCAGATCGTGTTGCAGAAACCATAAAAAACATCATCAAAGAGCAGGCTATTAACACCGGTAATGAAATGGAGAACGCTGGTGAGGCTCTGGTGTGGCTGGTCGACTACTACAAGGAGCGTATGTAATGACCAAAAAGTTTGAAATCGTATATCGCGACCCGGCAGATCTTATTCCCTATGAGATGAATGCCAAAAAGCATGATGAACAGCAGATCAGAGATCTGGCCGCAGCCATTAAAAAGCGCGGATTTGACCAGCCAATTACGGTCGATAAGAACGACGTAATTATTACTGGCCACGGCCGTCGTGAGGCTGCAATTTTTGCTGGACTTGAGCGTGTACCGGTTATTGTTCGCGATGATCTCAGTGATGACGAGGTTCGTGCGAAGCGCCTTGAAGATAACCGACTTGCCAGCATTGATTACGATGCAATTAAGCTACAGAAAGAGCTTGAGTCGCTTGTTCTGGACGATATCGAGGTTTTCGGCTTCGAAGAGCGTGAGTTGAATGTTCTCGTTGGCAGTATGACAGAAGAAATGGACACCGACTCGCTAGTTATCGATCTTGGCGAAGAAACTAAACGACAGAAGGATGAACACACCGAGATCAGTCGTGAAGTTGCAGCGGAAGAAGTACGTGTTGTCGACGTATTGGGCTTTAAAACGCTTCCTGCTGGCTCTGCCATTGTTGTTGGTGATTTGCTTGCCCACATGGAAGAAATGACGGGAGAAAGCGGGGTAGACGCATTTGTGGCATATGCGGAGAAAATCTCTTCCGGGGAGATGGCTGCATGAGCAAATACATCATCAACGTATCGTTTCAGACACGCGTAAATAAAACCACGCGCACGTTGGAAATCGCTGAGTCGTTCGGGCTTGGCCTGGACGAAAAAGAGTGGACGCTTTACGACAATCTGGAGCTGGAAGTGAAGCAGGGCGATGTGGTGTACATCACCGGCCAATCCGGTTCCGGCAAATCCGTTGTGCTGCGCGAGTTGCAACGACAGATGAAGGATGAAGGGCTGTCTGTAGCCTCCATCGATGATTTTACCTTCGATAATGAGGTTAACGTCATCGATCAGTTGGGCAAAACGACCAGTGATGCGCTTGGGTTGTTATCTATGGCTGGTCTGAACGATGCATATCTGTTTGTTCGCAAGCCTTCTGAAATGTCAGACGGCCAGAAATATCGTCTCAAGATTGCCAAACTGATTGAGTCAGGCGCTAAAGTATGGGCTGCTGACGAGTTCGGCGCTGTTCTAGACCGTGTAACCGCTCAGGTTGTGGCGTCTAACCTCCAGCGTGCCGCTCGAAAGGTTGGTGCGACGGTAATGGTGGCGACGACTCACGAAGACCTGAAGAACGCGCTGCGCCCGGATATGCAGATCACCAAGCACTACAAAGAACGCGTGAAGGTGGAATATGCCTGATTTGAAGATCGTAGAGCTGAAGCCATCGAAAGAGACTGATAACAACAACGTGGAAGTCATCCGCCTGCTGGAAGAAGCACTTCAGCACGCCAGAGAAGGAAAAAGCCAGAGCCTGGCGCTGTTGATGATCAACAACGACGGCAGTGTTCTTGATTGCTGGCATAACGGCGGGCGCCCGTATGTCATGGTAGGGGCGATGGAGTCTCTTCGCCTGGATTTCATCAATGCCAATATCGAGCGCAGGTGATCGACATGGCAGATATCATCATCAAACGCTACCGCCCTGAAGAGTTTCCGCGTCATCTGGACTTTCTGGAGCGAATGACTGTCACAAAGGGAACTGTAGAGGACTGGCACGCTCTTAAGTCGCTTCACTACAAAACAGACGGCAAACCTTTCGCGCCAACTTACTATCGCTGCGAACTTGATGACCGTCTGGTGGGCGTCGTGGTTATGGCTTACCCGAAACTACTGTTGGCACCTCGCCACCGCATGTTTCCTAAGTTGAAACCAACCACTAATACCACCGTAGCTAACCAGTACTGGGGTCGGTACGTGAATAACAACTTTGCGGTGATCAGTCGCTCAGTTGTGGATACTCAGTATCGTGGCGTAGGCGTCTCTTATCGAATGATTAACCTGGTTAGCAGGATGCATGACCGGCCAATCATTGAGATCCAGTCCTCGATGAGCAAATACAATCCCTTCGCCATGAAAGCAGGGTTTAAGTTCATCCGCCCTGAGCGACCGAAGAGCTATGAAAGTGCACTGCGTGTATTCCAGCGCCATTTCCGTTCCGACCCTGGTGATAACGAGGCGATCGTCAAAGAGTTGTTCGCAATGAGCGAGTCTCGTCGTCGCCGTGCACTGCGTGATCTGGTGGCGGACTACCACAAGAACAGTTCCCTGGCAAAAGCTGGGCGGAATCGTGGCACGACGATTCAGGACATTGCCGACAGTCTGGTGGACGAGGCCAGCATTGTGAAGCTGCTCAAGGACATTCACAACCTGAGCTTTACGTCTCCGTTGTATGGTGTGTACCGAAACCCTGACTTTGGTCGTCGACTGCCTGACACGCTGCCACTGCTGGCATTCGACAAACAACCTTTGGATAAACCGTTAGAAATTGCTTTACCGGCATAAGGATTTGCCATGACGTTAACCGACAAACAAAAGGACATCATCAAAACGCTCAATCTCGGTTATGAGCGAGGTCATCTACTTGATCTGGACGAATTGCTTGAAGTTTTGCCGTACAAGACAACCAAGCAAAGCATCCAGTTCTCAATTCGCGCTCTGATAAAAAAGGGGCTGGTGGAGAAAGGACATACGCGCCAACGCAGTGACAATCGCTATCACCGCCGGACTCTTGGGTTAACCACTTTAGGTCGAGCCAAAGCGAAGTTACTGGTGATGTAATCGGTCTGGGAGCTTATTTAAAGACCTGCTTCTGTATATATAAATAATAAGTAACTTATTAAATATATACAGAAGCAGGCTTAGTAAGACATGCCCAGACCTAATTAAACACCCCAGAAAACAAGTTGGTTAGCATATGCAGTAAACAAGTTGTTTTAGAGCGCATGGACGCGCTCTGTGTGTTTTAGAGGGATCTATGACGGTCGAAAAAGACGAGGTAAAAACTCGCCTGACACCAGCGGAGTGGGCCGAAGCTGAAGCCAAATGGACGTCAGGCGAATATACACTCTCAAAGCTGGAGGAAGAGTACGGCATTCGTCGTGAAACACTCTCCAGACATTTCAAAAAGCGAGGATTAGAGAAAGGCGCGGACTCTGTTGGGAAGATGGTTCGTGAGTCTCTTAAATCTGACGCAGAGCTTCGCGCTAAAGCCCGTGCGGAAAAGATAGAAGAACGTCGTACACGTTATGACGGCTGGGCGTATGCGTTGGGGCAGATGGTGATGGTCGAAGTCACTACGGCCAAACGTGAGGGTAAGCCTTTAGGGGCGATTGAGGATTCTCTCAAGAGCTTACAGAGAGCCAGTAATACTCTTGCAAAATGCTTTGAAGTTTCGTCCAAAGCATTGGGCATGGATCATGCGGAAAATGACGAGGAAGAAATTCCGAACCTGGTATTTGGTGAGCTTACGCCTTCCCAGGTGGCGAAATTACGTCAGGAAGACGACGAGCCTGAAATCATCGATGACGAATTGCTTGAGACGTTGGAAGAAGAAGCTCTAAGCGAATTTGATGCGACAGATGATGGAAGTGAAGGGGAGGACGAATAATGGCAATCCCGTCCTCGCTCAGTCTTGTGCAACTGCATTCTGGACAGATGAAAGTCTTCCAGTCTCCGCATCGATTTAAAGTTGTTTGTGCTGGTCGACGCTGGGGAAAATCCCGGTTGTCGATCTCCACTATTATTCGTGCGGCGGCAAAGGAAAAAAAGCAAAGAGTCTGGTATGTCGCTCCTACTTACCAGATGGCTCGCCAGATTTTGTGGGACGATCTACAGGAAGTTCTGCCTCGTAAGTGGGTTAGGAAAAAGAACGACACCACGATGACAATCGTGTTGAAGAACGGTTCGGAGATCGCCCTCAAAGGTGCTGATAAGCCTGACACTCTGCGCGGCGTAGCGTTGCATTTTGTAGTGCTTGATGAATTTCAGGATATGAAGGCTGACACCTGGTACAAGGTGTTACGACCTACTCTTTCATCGACACGCGGCGGTGCACTGATCATTGGTACGCCAAAAGGCTTCTCGGAATTTCACAAACTGTGGACTATAGGCCAGAACGTAGAGCTGCAAAGAAAGGGACAGTGGAAGAGCTGGCAGTTTGTAACTGCCGATTCTCCGTTTGTACCTACGGCGGAAATTGAAGCTGCTAAGAACGATATGGACCCGAAATCGTTCGCTCAGGAGTACCTGGCGAGCTTTGAGAACATGTCCGGGCGCGTTTACTACCCGTTCGATCGTAACGTGCATGTAAAACCGCTTCAGTTCAACCCTCGGTTGCCTATATGGGTAGGGCAGGACTTCAACATTGACCCGATGTCTTCAGTAATTTTGCAACCTCAGCCAAATGGTGAGCTATGGGCAATTGATGAATTGGTGCTCTTTTCCTCTAACACGGCAGAAGTTTGTGATGAGCTTGAGAGACGCTTCTGGCGCTGGAAATCACAGGTAACGGTATTTCCAGATCCGGCAGGTGCTTATCGCCAACATGCTCGTGGGGAGTCTGACGTAGACATATTCAAAGAGAAGGGATTCTTACGTGTCGATTATTCGAAAAAGCACCCGCCAATTGCGGATCGTGTTAATGCTGTTAACCGAATGCTGATGTCCGCATCTGGAGATATCCGGCTGTATATCGATCCGAAGTGCAAGCATTTGATTGATTCACTGGAAAAAGTCATCTACAAGCCTGGAACACGAGATATGGATAAGACAGGTGGCATTGAGCATAGTGCAGACGCATTGGGCTATCCAGTACATCGTAGGTATCCAGTAAAAAATCGTGTTATTCTTGGTGGTTCTCGATAGGTAAGTAATTATCTAAGGTTATTCAAATGGAATTGAACGACAAACAAATTAAGGATCTGGTGGCGCGACGCCACCCGGAATACGAAAAGAAAAAAGAACATTGGGACTTCCTCGCCAGCACTTACGCTGGCGGGCGTGGTTGGTTTACAGACAATATCTTTCGTTACTTTAAAGAGGGAGATCAGGAGTTTAAGGAGCGAGTTGAACGTGCTTATCGCTTCAACCACACTCGTGAGGTGGTAAACCTCATCAACAAATATCTCTTTAAAGAAGACATTCATAGAAATATCGAAGAGGCACCAGAGCAGATCCGCAATTTCTGGAAACGTGCGACTCGCCAGAATGCCTCTATTGACTCATTTATGGCCGCTATTGATTTGCAGTCGTCTATTTACGGTCGCATATGGGTTGTTGTCGATAGCACGATGAGTGGTGATGTTGAGTCAGTAGCTGACGAGAAAAAGAAAGATGCTCGCGCCTACGCCTACTGGATTTCACCTCAGCAAATGCTGGATGTGGCATGGGACGACGACGGGAATATGTTGTGGGCGTTAATTGTGGAAGTCGCTCGTGATGACGCAGATCCTTTTACTTCTACAGGTCAGGAATACCAACGTTATCGTCTGTGGACACAAAACGAGTGGTATCTGTTCCGTGAGGAAGTGAAGAAGGGCGCTGGTGGAGCAGGTCGCCGTCAGGCAAAAGTTATTTTAGAGGATAGCGGTGAGCATAATCTCGGCGTAGTTCCTGTGTTTCCTGTTGATTGTATTGGAGAAAGTGAATCACCGTATTTCAGCCCATCGTTGATCGATGATATCGCTTATCTTGATCGTGCGGTTGCAAACTATCTGTCAAACCTTGATGCCATTATTCAGGATCAGACATTTAGCCAGTTGGCTATACCGGTACAGTCGCTTTTACCTGGTGATGAAAACCACACTAAAGTGCTTGAAATGGGCACAAAGCGAGTCTTCACCTACGATTCTGAAGGTGGAAACCAGCCGTTTTATCTGTCACCAGACCCGAAACAAGCTCAGATGATCATCACTACGATTAAGACGGTGATTAACGAAATCTACCATTCAGTTGGTGTAGCTGGTGAGCGAACGAAGCAGGACAACGCACAGGGAATCGATAATTCATCTGGTGCCGCAAAAATGTATGACTTCCAGCGTGTAAATAGCTTGCTTGTCACAAAAGCAGAGCGTCTGGAAAGGGCTGAACGCCAAATCATGCTACTGGTTGCGAAATGGATGGGGGTAGATCTGGACGAAGACCACTCTTTAATTGCGTATCCAGAAAGTTTCGATATTCGTGGCCTTACTGATGAATTTTCTGTTGCCGAGAAACTGTCATTACTTCAGGCACCGGACTCTGTACGTCGTCACCAGATGGAAATGCTTATTGAGAAGATTTTCCCGAACATTACTGAGGCGATGAAAAAGGAATTTGATAAAGATCTCTTGAATTTTCCTCCAAAAAATGATCTAAATACCCTTGAAAATAAGTCAGTACTTACTTATGATCGTGGTGCAGCCCAAGAAAGCGGGCAAGATCAACCCCGAGGGAATGGGGACTCATCTACTCAAGAGAACGAGTGATAAGTAACAAAAGGAATTTTTATGAATCTGTGGCAAATGCTTTTGGCCCGTCGTGGTCTGATGGATGTCGCTGAAGCGCATGAGCGTGGAGGCGCTGGCGGTGTAGCTGCTGATAATGAGCAGAGTACACAAGATCCTGACAAACAGGGTGAACAAAAAGAGCAGCCGAAGGGCGATGACGAATACGCTGGCATGACTCAGGAAGAGTTACTGGCCGAACTTCGTAAAACCAAGAAAGCTGGTGCTGAACTGCTGAAGGAGAACATGAAGCGCAAAGAGAAAGAGCGCACATTGGCCGATCAGCTTGCTCAGTACGGTGATATCGACCCGGCGCGTGCTCGCCAGCTTTTAGAGGCTGAACAGGCCGCAGAAAACACACGTCGTGAGGCGGAGCAAGCTGAACTGGAGCGTCGTGGTGAGTTCGATGCTGTTAAAAAACAGATGATCGAAGCACACCAGGCAGAGCTGGCACAGCGTGACGAACGTTATGCAGCACTGGAAAGTGAAAACGCATCACTGAAATCTCAATTAGTTGAGATGACCGTTGGCGCGTCATTTAGTAATTCTGCCTTCCTTCGTGACAAAGTTCTAATGACTCCCGCGAAAGCTCGCGTGATCTACGGTTCTCATTTTGAAGTCGGTGATGACGGTAGCGTAGTGGGTTATGACAAACCGGCAGGCCACAAAGATCGAGCTGTTCTGGTTGACGGTGAAGGAAACACGTTGTCATTTGAATCTGCGATTGAACGCATTGTGCGGGCAGATCCAGAGGCTGACGCAGTCATGCGCAGCGAAGCCAAACAGGGTGCTGGTTCTAATAGCAAACCAACCCATAAGGTAGTCCAACAGAAGTCTAAGTCGACGATGGACAAGTTGACCTCTGGTCTTGGGAAAATTGGACTTAAGTAACATCTAAATCAAAGGGAATTGATAGATGCCATTACTGCGTGAAGAAGCTGAAAAGCTATCCAATAATGAACTTGAACAGGGTGTGATCGAAACTATCATCGATCGCGATGACCTGTTTGCGATTCTGCCTTTTATGAAGATTAACTCGAAGGCATATCTTTATAATCGCGAAGCAACGCTTAGTGAAGCGACCTTTATTGATGTAAACGATACTATTGCGGAAGGCGCAGCAACATTCAGCGAACATGTTGCAAAACTGCGTATTCTGGCTGGTGACGTTGACGTTGATAAATTCTTAGCAACAACTATGTCCGATACTAACAATCAGTTGGCTGTTCAGGTTCGCCAGAAAGTTAAAGGTCTGGCTCGTGCATTCCGTCGAAATCTGATCTTGGGTAATTCTGAAACTAATACCAAAGCGTTTGATGGTATTCCGCGTCTGATGCACAAAGATCAGAAGATCGACATTGCTGGTGCATCTATGACTTTCTCTATGTTCGACGAGCTGGTCGATGCGGTGAAAGATTTGGGCGCTGACTGCATCATGATGCGTTCAGAGCACCTGCGTGCTTACCGTGCGCTGCTGCGTACAGTAAACGTAGGCCCGTCTGAAATCATGATGGAGAACTTCGGTCGTCCTATGCTGTGCCATAATGGTATTCCATTTATTGTTAACGACTTCATTCCTAAAAATGGGGTTAAAGTTACTGAAGATTCAGAGCAGAAAACGGAAGGCCAGGAAGGCACTGCTAACATTTATTGTCTGCATTTGTCAGAAGAAAATGGTCTTACCGGTCTGTATGGCGGTGACAATGCTGGTATCGTTGTGGAGAACATTGGCACGGTACAGAATAAAGATGCAGTACGTACTCGTGTGAAATGGTACTGCTCTCTGGCGAATAAGCACGATAAGGCTATCGCTGCACTGAACAATGTAAAAATTTAACTAAAATAATAGGTGTGTAATTACCTATGCTTAAGGGTGGGCTATACGCCCACCCTTTTTGTAGGTTTTAAATATGCCTGTATAGCGAGAAAGCGTAATGAAACCAGCAAAAATTCGTTTATTGGAACCGCAATTTTCTGATTATTCGGGAATGTTGTGTGGAGTTAAGTTTGAGAATGGGGTATCCGTTTCCGAGTTACCTTTTATCGACCAGCAGAGGATTTGTGCATCAATGCGCGCATCAACTGTTGAGGGTAAAAACGTTTCTCCATCTGCTGCATATGGCGAACGTAATGATCTGAACGTAGATCAGATTGTTGAGCCATCAGCACCTGACATTGTTCCAATGAAGCGCGGAACGGCAGATGAACCAGCTAAACCAATTCAAACTTTCACACGGGAAGAACTGGAGTCAATTGCTGATAGTGAGGGTATTGCCGGTTTACGTTTAATTGGGAATAAGATTGGTGTTAAGGCGAAAGGAATTGTCGAAATGATTGACGGCATCATGAAAGCACAAGGCGGTGAGTAATGGCGCAGATCGACTCGTATCGTAGCGGTGAAGCTGTTTCTCTTTCATTTGCCTTCAACGTGCTGGATATCGAATCTGCCACCTACACAGTAAAGGACAGCACCGGGGCTATTCTCGTTGATGGCGAGCCGCTAGAAATTACCAGCGGTCAAATGTCGATTCCGGTTGTCGTGTCGGCTGAATATAACCAGCTCTCTGAGAAAGAACGAGATCTGCGGTACGTCATTGTGAAGGCTGTTGCATCGGGCCTTACGCATGAAGAGCGTCAAATGTATGTTCTGCTGAATACTTTTGAACTGTCGATACCAGAACAGTCGTTTGCAACTGTCGCTGATGCTCAAATGCAGGCGATCGATATGCTGAATGGGGACACTTTGCTGTCGGATGGTGAAGGCTTAATGCGCAAGCGTCTCATTGAGGCTACAAGACGTATTAAAACTTTACCGTTCTCAATCCGCAAAATTCTACGTATCGACTTTGACCGATACGATCGCCCTCAAAATATGCTGAATGTGTATGACATTCCGTGGGGAGCAGATGGAGCGTACCGGCATGATTTAGTCGATTGGGAAAAGATGACTCAGGAGAAGTTTGAAGAGTTCCCTGACTACTTCAAAGAAGCGTTAATGCTAGCCGTTGTTAATGAAGCGTGTGAGATAGCAAATGGCAATGATATCGTCGCAGCACGAGAGGATGGCATTTTGTCAGAATCGATCGGTGAAACGACCAACATGTATCGTACAGGTAAATCAGCAAACGTGCATGTTGCTCGCAGCACCTGGCGTTTACTGATCCGTTATATAGACAATCGTATGATTGTTCGACGTTCGTAATGTCTTTCTCATTATTTGGTTTTGGAAGCAATAGTTTTGGCTGGCAATGAGATCGACAACAGGGAGAGAGCGTGAATATTTCATGGCAAACAGAAATTGCGATCTACCGCTTTGGCACAAAGAACGTCTACGGTGAAGCGCAATTGCAGTTCGTCAGGAAGACGAATGTCGGTGTAGTTAAATTCGAACAGAGTAATGAGAAATCGTCAGTTCGTGCTGATAGCTCTGGTAGTCGTGGCAAGGCGAGTCTGGAGCTGTTTGATGCTGTGTTAGTTGTCCCTTTGGAATCGGCTGTACAACTTGATGATGTACTGATCCTTGAAGGTCAAAAATTAAAGGTGTCCAGTGTTCATCGCCGCTGGGGGCTACGAGGAAGACCTGGGCATCTTGAAGTAGGGGCGAATATATGGGTCTGAAATACGATGCGCATCAGTTCAAACGTGCGGGGAATAGACTCAACAACAGCCAGAAAGCATTTAAGCGATATCTTATTCGGGATATGGAAAAGCTGGCGCGTTTGGTTGAGCGCCTCAGCCGTGCAATGGCCCCGCTGGAAACCGGATCTCTGGAGACAGCCATCTTTGCTAGGGTGATTAAAGAAGGTTATTCAGGGCTGCGCATTGAGCTTTCTGTGTCTGGAGCAAAGCCACGTCAGGGGCATCCTGGCGTAGAAGTAGGTGACTATGCTAAGTACATGGAGCTGGGCAAATACCGTCTCGGTTATCTTTCTCGAATGAAGAACGTGACAAACCCACCAATTGAAGGTGTAAAACCTCGTGTTGGTCCACACTTTCTGGAAAGAGCGGTGGAAATTAGCGAGAAGCAGTTCTCCGAAGCGATTCTTGAGGCTGCCAAAAAAGCCGGGTTTACGAGAGGTTAATGTGTTTATTGAAGCATTTGCAAATTTGATGCAGAAGGCAAAGATTGGCACGGTAGGGACAGACATTTTCTGTCATTACTTACCTGCCTATGTCAAATCCGGTGTCCTGCTTATTAACCCAAATACCGGTATCAGTATCGATCATGAGTTACAGGGCTTTTATCATGAGTCGTTCACAATCATTGTGCGTGGCTCGTCAATTACAACGACTATTGAGAAAGCGCGTAAGATCATTGATATGTTTCCCGTAGAGGAAACGGAATCTGGAGAGGTCTATTTTCGACTTGTACGGCCTATGGCTATGCCTGTCGTTTATCCGAAAAATGATGGATCGTTAATAGAAGCCGGTATTCCAGTTGAATTTGCTGGCTATTTATTGAATTAAATAAATAGGTAAGTATATACTTAAATATAGCGCAATGAATGCGTGAAATTAACGGAAAAAGGAGTTTCCATCAATGTCTAATACCCATGTAAAAAACATCAAGCTTGGTGCCTGCAAGGTATCATTTGGTGGTGTGGATCTGGGTTACACCAAAGGTGGTGTTCAGGTTGAAGTAGCCACTGAAACGCTTAAAGTTACAGTCGATCAACAAGGTCAGACAGTAATCTCTGAATTGGTTCAGGGGCGTAACATTACCATTACCGCACCTCTGGCCGAGTCTGTGCTCAAAAACATGGTCGATCTTATGCCTGGTTCTACTTTGAGCGAAGATGACAACTCCGTCACCATCACATCTGCACAGGGCGTAAATCTGATCAACGTGGCGAAGGAACTCGTCCTGACACCGCAGGACACCACCGACTATGTGTTGACGCTCCCGAAAGCGGCAACCGCTGGCAACTTCACTATGTCCTACCAGTCTGATGATGTACGTGTGTTCTCTGTTCAGTTCAACGCGTACCCTGATGATGAGGGGGTTCTTGGCAAAATGAGTGGCCCAAAACCGGTGAAAAACGTGACGATTACACCTGAATCTCCGAGTGTAAAGGTCGGGGCGACAGTTCAACTGACTGCTAATTTCACCCCAGATGATGTAGTTGATAAAACAGGCGTATGGTCATCTGATAATAAAAAAGCCACTGTTGATCACACTGGTCTTGTGCGTGGTGTGGAACAAGGTTCTGCAAACATATCATTCACCAGCAATAGCGGTAGCAAGAAAGTAACCAAATTAGTGACGGTTAATCAATAATCAAGCAACTTATTAATCTATAAATTGAGGCTCATGATGGGCCTCTCTTTTAAAAGGATTTTAACAAATGACAAAATTACTCGATCTCGACTCCATCCTACCTCCTAAAAAAAGTGTCAAATTTGGCGGCCAGGAATATCCCATCGTTGAAATGACGGTAGGTCTGTTCGTTTCCATTAAGCAGATGGAAGGTAAAGATCTGACCAATATGTCTCCTGTTGAGCAAGTGACAGCTTATGCAGATCTGGTTCGCAAGGTTATCCCTTCAGTGCCCGACGAAGTTCTTGAAAAACTGACTGTTCCGCAACTTCAGCAGATCTTCACCTTCGCTATGGAAGTGATTGATGAAGAAAACGAAAAAGCGGCTGGCGAAGGGGCAAAGTAATTTCCCGCGATGAATCCGGGACAAGGACCGTCTCAATAGATCTCGGATTCTATTTCAGTCGTATAGTTGCTCACTACGCCGTGTCGCCGTTAGAACTACTGAACATCCCTCTCACGATGTTCTGGATGCTCAGTCGCAACATCGACCGTCTACGTGCGGAAGAGGATGTCCGCAACCTGCAAGTCGCTCGCGCTGCTCAGGCAGATGGCGAGGGCGTGAAGGCGTTCATGGAGGGTTTGCAACTCAGGATTGGAAGACCAGTCGTAACAGATAAAGTCTACGATCCAAGCCAGGATAGGGCAGACCCTGACGCCAAAGAGCAACTGATGCAAATATTTGGCAGAGGATGACAAGGGAATGTCACAAAACGTAGAGTTTATCCTGTCGCTGGAAGACAAACAGTTTACAGCGTCAATCGATCGTGCGGGAAAACTGCTTACTCGATTTGGTGAGCAGGTAACAAAGCCTGCTCAAAAAATCCAAACCTTTGAACGCTCTTTGGGTTCGGTCGCCCGTATCATTGGCGTTCTGGAAAGCAAGCTCGATTCTACGGCAGATAAACTACAGGATGTAGCTGTCGGTTTTGAGCTTGCTTCAGATGCTACGCGTAAAATGCGTGGCAACATCACCAGCCTCAATTCTGGTCTTAAAGCTCTGATTGAGCGCGTCGATACGACAACTTCTTCAGTAGATAAACTCACCGCGTCATTACGTAAAGTGCAATCAGAGCTAAATGATTTCTCTGACTGGGCGACCTATGCAAGCAAAAGCGCAAGCCGTTTTGGTACGGAGGTCAAAGAAGCCTCTGCGTCCGTGAGTGGCATGAATACGCGCCTTAACACCACGACGAAGCGACTCAGTAATTGGGGTGTGACAACAAGCCAGGCTGCCGAGGGACTAAAAAAAGTTCGTGAGCAGATGGACGAAGTTATCGGACGTCAGCAACTCATTAACAAGCCTGTACGCGTTCGCACATCAGGAAGCGGAAATGGTGGGGGTAGCGGTGGACGTGGTGGTTACTCTTGGCATATCGGTAAAAATAACGAAGGCAGTATGTTCTCTGGCCTTCGTGGCAACATTTTCCTGCTTGGTGAGATCGGAGATGCTGCAAGAACCGTCACCAGTATCATGTTTGGTTGGCAGAAGCCTATTATTGAAGCTGCGGCCGAAATGGAACGTATGCGGGTGATGCTTCGAGGGTTGAATAAGGAGAAGTCCAACCCGGGCCAGGCTGCCGCTGATGATATGAAGTACATCGTAGACATGGCTCAAAATGCGCCGTTCGCGATGCAGGCGTTAACAGACTCCTTCGTGAAGTTTCGTTCTGCTGGCTTAGATCCAACCGATGGTTCTCTGAAGGCGCTGGTGGACTCCGTTGCTCGTTTTGGTGGTGATAGTGAGCTGTTGAAACGTGCGGCTGTGGCCGTTCAGCAGATGTCCGGTAAGGGCGTTGTGTCAATGGAAGAGCTACGTCAGCAATTAGGTGAAGCCGTTCCTAACGCGATGCAGGCAATGGCAGACGCCGCAGGCATCACTATGGGGGAACTGACTAAAGCCGTTGCCAGCGGTACGGTTGAGGCAAAACAGGCGTTGTCTCTGATGTTTGTTGGTCTGCGTGCGGAGAATGAGAACGCAGCGAAAGACATGATGCAAACCTACACAGGTGCGCTGGCGCAACTTCAGACGTCATTCACGTTATTTGCTGATCGGGTTGGTCAGGCCGGATATCTGGATTCTCTATCGAAGGGGATGAAAGAACTGGCTTCAATCATGAATAGCGCCGAAGGGATTTCGTTTGCCAATTCTTTAGGTTCGGGGTTAACGACGGCAATCGATGGGTTGCGTCAGCTTGCTCAATGGTTAGCAAAGAACCAAGAGCTGGTAATTAATCTCGGTAAGGTCGTGGCCGCGATGGTTGCGTTCAAACTGATGCGAGCAGGGATCATGGGAGTAGTTGGCGCAGGCAGCAAGATGGTTAGCACCTTTGCCACGATGGCGACCGCCATACAGACTCCATTTAACCTCGGCGCTACAGCAGTAACTCGATTCAATCGTGCGGCACGTATGGGGCTGGCTCCGATCCCCTCTCTTATTTTCGCCATCCGTGGGGCGATTACGGGGCTTAAAGGCGCTTTTGCTGGATTAACGGCGTTCATTGCAGCAAATCCTATAGGGGCAGCATTTACAGTTGCCACTGTAGCTGTTGCTGGCCTAATCACGTACATGACCATGCTCCGCAGCGAAACTTCAAAGGTCGTTGACGAGATTAGGAAAATACCAGAGGCGATGACGGCGGCCAAACGTGCACAAATGGCCGACCGCGCAGAAAAGCTCGAAAAGCAGATTCTTGCTGATCAACGAGCATTAAAAACTGGTGAGGGTGTTAATTACGTATCTAACTCTGCCGGTGTTATTACTCACAAAGAGTCGAAGGCTGACATCGAAGCACGCCTGAAAAAAAATCAGGAAGAGTATCAAAAGATAACCGGCACGATAGCTCTTGGTGACGGCGCTGTAGCAAAGCGTTTGGCTAAAGAGGCTGCCGAATCTCAGATTGAGAAAATTCGAGCGGAAAACCAGATTTTCGCGGCAACATTCGTGAAAGCCCGGCAGGAGGCTCTGGATAAGATCCAGAAAATCAATGATGACGGTTCACTTTCAGATGACGAAAAGAACAAGCTATTGGCACCGTTACGTGAAACGGTAAACAAAAGCTATCTGGAGCCTGCGCAAAAACTGGTTGATTCATTTTCTTCTCGTAAGAATGCTACCGAGAAGCAAATAGCGACTCTTAATGATCAGCTTGAAAAAGCCAAAAAGGATGGAAATACCGAGCAAATCCAGAAACTGCAAGGCAGTATCCGTGGTTATCAGGAGCATTTGGAAGCCGTTGCTCAGGAACTGACACAGGCAGAGTTCGAGAGAGATAACGCGGCCAAAACTGGTAAGGGCGTAATGTCAAACCAGGGGACTGTTCTTGGGTTAGGTACAACTGATAAAGCTGCTCAGAAGGCGCTGGCGCAATATATGCGAAACCAGATGGATTCTGCGACTTATCAACGTACTTTGCCTGACGGCACTCCGATGATGGACTTCGAAGGTAAGCCGATTATTGGGCCTAAACAACTCAAGACGCAGCTTAATTTGCAGAAAGCATCCAGTGCCAGCTCTCTGGAGAAAATGAGCGATGAAGAGCGTGCCGCAGCCATTGCCGCACTGACTAAAGCTCGTGAACAGGATGCCGCAGCCGCCGAGAAAGCAGCCCAACGATCAGCTAATGCCTCGCAGCGTGCGGCCAAGAAAGAACAGACAGCGCAACAGAAACTGGCAGCCGGATACCAGAAGGCTCTGGATAAAGCCGATCAGCTTATGGGGCAAATGGGTGAAAGCTCTAAGGCTACGGTATCGTTTGATCAGTCTCTTCGCGATACAACGAAATCGCTGACAGATTTGGCTAATGCGGTTCCTAACGAGTTCATCACTCAAGAGATGATCGACAAGGCGAAAAAACGTCTTGAAGACCTCAAAAATGCGACACCTGAATATCGCGAGATGTTTAATCGCCGCAATGTTGAGCAGATGATCTCCACCTGGGCACCGGAGTCGGATTCCATTATTAGTGCTGGCTATACGCCGTCTCGTGAAGAGAAAGTTGCTGATTTCGAAGACACCTACAACCGCAATCTCAAAGCGTTGATAGAACTTCGTGATAAGGCGTCTGATCCTAAAGTTGTGGCGCTTTATACAAAGAAAATCAATCAACTGATTGCTGCTGGCAATACCGCGCTTATTAAAGAGACGGGGACTGCGACGCAGAAGTTGGCACTGGAATACGAAAACCTGGCAGAGCAGATCGAAAGCACCTGGACTGATTTGTTTAGTGGCTTAACTGATGTCCTGACTGATTTCGTTATTAACGGGAAGATGAGTTTCTCCAGCCTATCTCAGTCCATTTTGAAAGATATCACCAATATGGTCGTGAAGTCGCAAATCACGCTGCCTCTAATGAACATGTTGGGGATGGGAACCACCGCAGCTGGTAGTTCACAGAGTGGTAATTTGCTGACCGGGGTTGCTTCCGCCGTTGCCAATCAAGGGGTACGAATGGGCAACACTGTTAACGGCGACAAGTCGGTAGGAGAAGCCACGAAGGAGACGTCCAGTTCGGTAACTGGATTAGGGCAAACAACACAGCAGACCACCAGCGCAATTGGCACTGCAACAAATGCGATTGGTAGCTGGGTATCAGGGCTATTTGATAGCACTGAAGCCAAAGATGCCGAGACAAAAGCCGTGAAGGACTCCATCTTCTCGATGCAGAACCTCAGCTCTGTTACCGGCGCGCTGTCTGCCGCGTTTGCAATGCTTGGAGCTAATGCTTCCGGCTCTGGTAATAAGTGGTTGAGTTTTGGAGCAACGGTTGCATCTGGTCTTGTTTCAGCTTGGGCTGGCGGTGGTTTCGACAGCTTGACATCAAGCTCTGCTAAAACCGCAACCAGCAGTGTGGCTGACGGAACTAAAGGCATTCCTGCAATCCCGAAGTTTGCAAATGGAGGAATATTCGGAAAAGACGGCGTGATCCCGCTCCGGGCATACCAGAAAGGCGGTATTGCTAACTCGCCTCAATTAGCGTTGTTTGGGGAAGGTTCTATGAATGAGGCGTATGTTCCATTGCCTGATGGCCGAACAATCCCTGTAACGCTCAGTACCGATGGTATGAGTGGAGGCGGAAATGTTCTTTCTCCTGTATCAATTGAGATCAACGTCCATAGTGACGGTAGCACAACTGAATCCGGCGATACAGAAAGCATATGGAACAATGCCGCTCAACGGATGAAAGCAATCGCGCTTGAGACTATCGCTCAAGAGAAACGCCCTGGCGGATCACTCAACCCAAACACTCAACGTAACTAACTATCGACTGCCCCGGTCGGGGCAGTCTCACAAGGATGTGAGATGGAAAGACAAACGTTTAATTGGTATCCAGATTACGAATCTGAAAAGAGCGTAAAACCGAATGTAACGGTACTTAATTTTGGTGATGACTACGAGCAGCGACAGGCTCAAGGTCTTAATCGTATTAAAGAAGAATGGTCGTTAACCTTTACCAGATCATACAACGAAATTAATGCAATCGATGACTTCCTTACTGAGCGATCAGGTGTTGAATCGTTCTATTGGGTTAATCCAAGAGGCAAGCAGATTGTAGTTGTATGTGACAGTCATACGGTCAAGAGATATCAGGGGTACTGTGTCTTAACTGCTACATTCAGACAAGTATTTGAGGCTTAAGTATCTGGATAAGTAAGTACTAATTTACTATCATTGTGGCGCTGACAGGATGTCAGCGCCTACTTATTTCAAGGATGAAACAATGGGAATTAAAGCTGATATTCAGAGCTTATCTCCCTCTGCACTCATTGAGTTGTTCGTACTGGATATGTCGAACACAACTTCAGGGGGGAAGCTATTCTTCCACGCCGGAACAAACGAACTGATGCAACCGGTCGTCTGGCAAGGAGTGACATACGAGCCGTGGCCAATCAAAGCATCAGGCTTTGACAAAACTGGCCAGGGAACGTTGCCACGTCCAAAAATTCAGGTATCGAACTTTGCCGGAACCGTCTCTGCGGAAGTTCAGGCGAACGACGATCTTGTTGGCTGCCGCATTATTCGCAAGATGACGCTGGCTCGCTTCCTCGATGCCGTTAATTTTAAAGACGGCAACCCAACAGCAGATCCAAACCAACATTTCCCGGATGAAATGTGGTTTATCGAACAGAAAACTCTCGAAACTCATCAGGTTGTCGAGTTTGAATTGTCCAGTGTGTTCGATTTGATGGGGGTACAACTGCCGTATCGTCAGATCATTAAAAACACCTGCCCGTGGAAATACCGAGGGCCAGAATGCGGCTATACCGGTCCATATTTCGACAAAAATAACCAGCAGACGTCTATGTCTGGTGCGGATTACTGCACAAAACGTTATGACGCCTGTAATGCGCGTCGGAATTATTTTGCCGACGGTGTGATCCATTTTGGTGGATTTATTGGAGCTACGCGGTATGGGTAATAAAGCAATCCCTGAGCTTGGCTCTGACGTTATGCAGCAAATCTATCTCTGCGCCATAAATCGCTACCCTAATGAAGCGTGTGGCTTTCTGGTTAGAACTAATGGCGACAAATATCGCTTTATGGAAGCGCGGAATGTTTCGGAGAACCCGCAGAACACTTTTGTAATGCACGTTGACGACATTATGGCGGCTGAGGATGCGGGTGATGTTATCGCAATCTGGCATTCACATACTGATGAATCAGCAGAAGCATCTGATGCCGATCGTGCAGGCTGCGAAGCGACGGAAGTTCCGTGGATGATTCTGGCTATTCGCAAGAATGTTGAGGGAGATGCCCCTTTCCATTTTAGCGAGATGAATGTGATCACACCTGATGGTTTCGAAATGCCATACCTGTGCAGACCGTATGTATTTGGCGTATTCGATTGCTGGATGTTGTGTCGGGACTATTTGAAGCGTGAGTTTAACGTCGAACTAAACCCGAACGCACACCTGCATATTCCATCGTGGTACACCGGCGATAACGACATTCTCGACCAGAACTACCGAAACGAAGGATTGGTACGGCTTGCGCCCGGAACAGAACCTCAACGTGGGGACGTCTTCTTTATCCAATACGGAAAAATGCCTGACCACTGTGCGGTTTATATCGGCGATGGAATGATTCTTCATCACCAGATCGACCGCCTTAGTTGTCGTGCTTATTACGGCGGGATGTATCAGAAACATACGACGCATCACTTGCGTCACAGAGACTTGCTCAAGGGAGATGAGACGTGTCTGAGTTAGTTCATGTGCAGCTTGGCGGCCCTATGGCCAAACATTTTGGCCGCCACTGGCATCTAAAGGTGCGCAATACAAAACAGGCTCTGGATTTAATTGAGGCCAATAAGCCTGGTTTTAAAGCATGGATGAAGCGCAATATCAAAACCTATGACAGATACCACATCCAGATCACCAATAAACAGGGCCACAAGTGGTCTGTGGACGAGAGTGAATATCAGATGATGGGGCAGTCTGACAACATTGCCAAAATCCGCATTACCCCTGTTCCGCGAGGAAGCGGCGGATCTGCTTTTGGGTGGTTTCAGACGGTAGTAGGGGCCGCTTTGTTGGTTGTATCGGCGGTAATGATGCCCGCTCTTGCCCCTCTCGGTTTGTCACTGATGATGGGCGGTATAGCGCAAATCATATCTCCGCAAGCCACTAACGAAAGTGTGAGGCAGGCGGATAACTCGAACTCTTATTACTTTGATGGACCTCAAAACACAACAAACCAGGGGAACCCTGTACAGCTTATCTATGGCGAGGAAATTTTAGTTGGCTCACAGGTCGTGAGTTCTTCTATCACCATCGACCAGCTTATGTAATCAAGGATTTTTGGACATGGAACAGTTCAAGAAGAAAAAGTTACCTCTATTAATTGCAGGTTCTGGTGGCAAAAAAAGTAGCAAAAGCTCTAGTCGCACACCAGTTGAAGCAGACGATACCGTAAATTCTCGTGCTATGGCCTCTATTCTCGATCTTCTTGGAGAAGGCGTAATTGGCGGCTTGGTAAATGGCGCAAGATCTATTTTTGTCGACGATTTGCCCATAGTAAATGAAGACGGCTCTTCAAACTTTAGCGGAATTTCATGGGATTTTCGAGACGGCTCGCAAGACCAGACACCAATGTCTGGCTTTGATTTCGTCGAAACACCTAAATCGATCAATATCCAACTAAAGAAATCGCATTATGTGACGGTTTCAATAGATAACGATGAGGCCGATCGTGTTCGAGTCATCATGAAGTTCCCTTCTCTGCGAAGAATAGACCAAAAAACGGGTGATACAAACGGCACTACCGTTGAGTATAAGTTCCAGATCTCAAATGGAGATTCAACATTTGTAGATGTGGTCGCAGAAGGTGAAAAAAACGTTGGTATTAAGTTAACAGCGAAGAAAACCGGTGCTTATTATCGTAGTTATGAGCTGAAGTTACCCAAGCCAGGTCGGGCATACAGTGTTCGAGTAGTTCGTATTACTGATGATAACAGCGGTCAGTATCTTTATAACGATACATGGGTGGACTCAATCGGTGAGATCGTTGATACACCGATGAACTACCCAAACTCTGCGTTGGTGGGACTGAAGGTTAATTCTGAGCAGTTTGGCGGCTCTATGCCTTCTCGTTCCTATCTGGTGCGGGGATTAAAAATTCGCGTACCATCAAACTACAACGAGGCTAGCAACACTTATGATGGCGTATGGGATGGCTCTTTTAAGCTGTTGTCATCTTCAAACCCTGCGTGGATTCTCTTCGACTTGCTTACCAATTCTCGATATGGGCTTGGTCAGTATGTGTCGGAATCTATGATTGATCTCGGCCAACTGTACCAGATCGGTCGATATTGTGACGAAGAGGTTGATGATGGCTTTGGTGGTAAAGAGAAACGCTTTGCAATCAATACGCAGATCACCAGTAGACAGGATGCATACCGACTAATTCAGGATATTGCCGGTGCATTCCGCGGCATGGTGTTTTGGGCTGGTGGCATGGTTAACATCATGCAGGATAGCCCATCAGATCCAGTAATGATGTTTACCAACTCGAACGTCAAAGATGGATTGTTTACCTATAAAGGTTCTGCGCGTAAAGATCGCCCATCCGTTGCGCTCGTAACCTACAACAACAAGGAGGACGGTTATAAGCAAAACATTGAGTACGTTGAAGATCAGGACGCAATGCGCCGTTATGGTGAGCGTAAAACAGAAGTCGTAGCATTTGGATGTACAAGCCGAGGCCAGGCTCACCGAGTTGGTTTGTGGCTTTTGTATACCGCCAGAATGGAGTCGGATGTAATTACATTTACTGCCGGTTTAGACGCCTCATTTCTGATGCCCGGTGAAACCGTTCTGATTCAGAACAAATATCGTGCAGGTAAACGTAACTCCGGTCGAATTGTGGAGTTTACCAAAAACAGCATCACTCTCGATGCGCCTGTGTCGTTAGCTAAAAGCGGCAGCTTTATTCGGATATTGAATCAGGAAGGCAAAATCGTTGAACGCGATGTTCTTGAAACTGGCGAAAACATAACAAAGGTTACGTTTTCAAAAGCTCTGTCGTCAGCGGAAACGCCTGTTTTGAACGGTGTATGGACAATCACAGAACCAGATCTCGAACCTATGCGCGTTCGCATCGTTAACATCGCTCAGGGGGAAACGTCGGGTAGCTTTGACATCACCGCTGTTGAGAACAATCCGTCTAAATATGAGGCAATCGACAATGGTGCAACGCTTATCCCGCAGAATACGACGGTATTGGACCCGACTTACTCCAAGCCGTCTAATTTGCAAATCACCGAAGGGACTTATCTCTCAAGCCCAGGCAACCTGTCAGTAAAACTGACTGCAACATGGGAAGGGAAATCTCCAGAGTATTGGATCAGTTGGCGACGTTCTGATGAAAACAATGTATCGAACTGGCAATCGGCACGTGTAACCGAAGAGCAATACGAAATCGTTAATGTCGCGGAGAATGGACGCTACGACTTCCAACTGTATGCGGTTTCATTCAACGGTAAAAAAACAGAGATTATCAGTACCGTTTATCAGGTGCTGGGCACAATGACACCGCCGGATGCACCAACGTCATTAACGGCCGTTGGAGACTATCGTAATGTGATACTGAATTGGGTTAATCCAGATTCGGTAGACCTTGATCACATTAATGTTTACGCATCCCAGACCAACAATCTGGATACGGCGAAACTGATCGCAGAGTCTGCAAGCACCACCTTTACACATTCTGGTCTTGGGGATAGTGAAACTTGGTATTACTGGGTTAGATCAGCAAATAAGCGTGGCATGTTGAGTCGCCCAAACTCAAATCTTGGTACAGAGGCCACAACGCGAGATGTTCTTTCATTTTTAGCCAATAAAATTACCTCGTCAGAACTTGGCCAGGCTTTAAATGAGGAAATTGACAGTAAGGCTTCTCAACAAGCTGTTGATGAAATCAATAATCATATCGATCAGAGCGTCGAATCTCTGGAAGGTGAAATTTCCGCATTAAATAAGGAGCTAACGAGTAGTATCGATGAGTTCAAAACATCGTTTACTGAACGCAGCGAGACACTGGAGAATGCGCAAAGCGAGCTTAGAACGGAAGTTTCTAGCACTCGGGAAAAAGTAGATGATGCATTACGACAAGTTGAAAATTCAAATGCAGCACTTATTGAACTACGTAATACAGTATCAAAACAAGGTGATTCTGTTGCTGGTGTCGTAGAAGCAGCAAATGCGGCACTTGAAAATGCATCATCTTTAATTGCCGAAGAGCGTAAAGTTCGTGCACAAGCAGATCTAGCGAATGCTAAAAAGATAGAAACGATGAGATCATCGGTTGATGAAAGTGTTGCGGCTGTAGAAGAAATGCGGAGAACGGTTGCTGAGGTAGGAAGAGTAAGTTCAGAAATCACAACTAATCTTGAAGCCATTTCTAAGACAAATATCGATCTTGCGTTGCGGCAGGACGAAGATCAGCACAGACAGCTGGTAAATAACGCGAAAATTGCCACGACTCAAAAGATTCTTGTCGATGATGTGTCAGCAATGGCGTCTAAGGTTGAAGAGATACGAGCCGAGATTGGTGACAACATTCGAGCATCTATTCTCGAAGAAGCGACAGCCAGAACTGATGGTGATAATGCGTTAGCCAATCGTGTGACACAATTACAGAGTAAATTTGAAGGTGATATCAGTGCCGCAATAAGGACCGAACAATCTGCAAGAGCATCGGCCAATGAGACTCTTTCAAAGCAGATCACACAACTGGAGTCTAAAGTAAATACTGATATTTCAACCGCTATTAGAGAAGAGCAACAAACAAGAGCAACGCAAGATGAAGCATTATCAAGGCAAATAACTCAACTTCAAACAAAAGTTAATAACGATATATCTGCTGCTATTAAAAGTGAGCAACAAGCGCGAGTTAGCGGCGATTCAGCGTTATCCACACAAATTAATCAATTGCAGGCAAAAGTAGATGATGACATATCAGCTGCTATTAATGAGGAAAGAGAAGCCAGAGCATCAGGCGATAGTGCACTATCAAGAGAAGTTAGTAGTTTAAAAACAAAAACAGGTAAAGACATTGCAGCGGCGGTAGCAGTTGAAACCAAAGCAAGAACTGACGCTAACGATGCATTATCCAGACAAATTTCTTCTCTTACTACGAGGGCTAATAATCTTCAGTCCTCGATAGAGCGAGAATCGACATCTCGTACAAGTCAGGATTCTGCCATTGCAAAAGACTTGGCAAGTTTTAAAACAAAAACTGCTAAGGATATAAGTGCAGCTGTTGCGGTTGAAACTCAAGCAAGAGCTGCCGCTGATACCGCATTGACGTCGCAGATTAACTCACTAAAGACACAAACAGGTAAAGATATAAAGGCTGCTGTAGCAGAAGAGACGAAAGCCAGAACTGATGCTGATGCAGCGCTTTCGACAAGGGTAACTAATCTCCAGTCGCAAACAACAAATTATATCAATGCAGCGATTACGTCAGAGTCAAAGGCCAGAACAAGTGCAGACAACGCTCTAGGAAAACGAATTGATACACTGAAAGCGTCTGTAGATGGAAATGTTGCCGTTATTCAGCAGCAGGCTTCTGCTATAGCTGACGCTAATAGAAAAGTATCAACCTCGTACACATTGAAGATGGAAACTTCAACGAGTGGTGGGCAGAAGTATGTAGCGGGCATTGCGCTGGGTATTGATACAACGGGGCTTTCTCAGTTTTTGGTGCGGGCAGATCGATTTGGTTTGGTCAACAATGTTAATGGGAAGATCACAACGCCATTTGTTATCGAAAACAGCGTTGCGTATATGAACGGTGCTTATATCAAAGATGGCACTATCACAAACGCAAAGGTAGGTGACTTACAATCAACAAACTTCGTAAGAGGACGAGCCGGATGGAGATTTGGCAAAAACGGAACGCTTGAGATTAACGGTAACAGTGGAGGAAATGGGAGATTAGTTATCAATGGGCAGAGAATCGACGTTTACGACGACAATAATGTACTCAGGGTAAGAATTGGTCGACTTTGATTATGGAAAAAAATATTTTTATCGATAATAATAGGTAGTTACATACTTAATGGTGGGCAAGGATAGCCCACCTGATTAAAGGAGCAGATTCAACATGTGGTACAGGGAAGGTACTATCACATTTACACAAGGCAGCAATACTCTGGTTGGTGCTGGGACAGCATGGAACGTTACGGCCAATGGTGTGTTGCCTGGCATGATTGTCGTCGCACCTGATAATAAATTGTATGAAATTAAAAGCGTAACAAATGACACAACCTTAACGTTGGTTGAAAACTATACTGGTGAAACGCAAAGTGATATACCATGTAGGATCATCACTACCTACGAAGGAGATTTGACACAGTTTAGTGCGAGATTTACGGCTCTTTTATCACGAATGTCTGGTGATGCAAAAACAGTTCGAAATTGGTTAACTGCCGTAGATGAAGTTACTCTTGAGCGAGAAGATGGCACTAATGTTAATGTAAAACCTCTTTCTAAGATTATCGCGGAGCATAATAAGCACGTAGAATGGTATGAAAATAATACTAACGCAATTAATTCCGCAGGAGATAAAGCAAAACAGGCTGCGGCCAGTGCGTCGGCTGCGGCGAAGAGTGCGAATCTAGCAAGCAGTAAGGCTACTCAGGCATCTAATAGTGCGTTGGATGCTACAGCGTCTAAAAATGCAGCAAATAAAAGTGCATCAAGTGCTAAAGCATCAGAAACAAGTGCTTTAGAGGCGAAGAACGCAGCTGCAATTTCTGCATCAACAGCTTCCACTAAGGCAACAGAAGCCACAAGTTCGGCTAATGCTGCGTTGGTCTCTAAAGAGGCTGCAAAATTATCTGAAATGAATGCTGCTTCTGGTGCTGGCAGTGCATCAACTTCTGCAAATCAGGCTAGAGAGTCGGCAAGGTCTGCGAAGACATCCGCTAATCAGGCTTCAACTTATGCGTCTGCTGCTAGAGCTTCGAAGGATGAAGCTAGCCGAAAGTCTGCTGAAGCCTCAACTAGTGCTAGTAACGCATCATCGAAATCAGCTGAATCTGCGGCTAAAGCAGAAGAAGCAAAGCAAAGCCAAACATCAGCACTTGCATCGGCAGAGCGTGCAGAGATAGCTGCTACTAGAGCAGAAAGAGCTTTGTCAGCGATATCATTACATGATGCCAGTTTGACTATGAAGGGTATTGTCAAATTAAGCAGTGAGACGAGCAGTTCGTCAGAAGAATTTGCAGCAACACCAAAAGCAGTAAAGGCTGCGTTTGATCTTGCTAAATCAAAATATACTGCAAATGACGCGACAACTTCACAAAAAGGGCTGGTTCAATTAAGTAGCGATACAAATAACGCCTCTGAATCATTGGCCGCAACAACAAAAGCGGTTAAAAGTGTAAAGGATCTTGCTGATAGAAAAGCAGCAATCAACAGCCCAGCATTTACTGGCACACCAACGGCACCAACGGCGACTCAAGGCACTAATAATACGCAAATTGCCACAACTGCTTATGTAAGAGAAGCGATCTCAGGTCTTGTAGGATCATCACCTGAAGCGCTTGATACTCTTAATGAGTTGGCAAGGGCTTTGGGTGATGATCCCGATTTTGCCACAACAATGACGAACAAGTTGGCCACAAAACAACCTCTTGATGCTACGCTGACTGCACTGGCTGGACTAACAACAGCCGCTAATAAACTTCCTTATTTTACAGGGAATGATACAGCTGGATTAGCAACAATAACTTCTGTTGGTCGAGATATTCTTTCTAAAGCAAGTGTACAGGCGATTATTCAGTATCTTGGATTGAAGGAAAATGGAACAAGTGGCGATAAAATACCTTTATTGAGTACAGCCAATACATGGAGTGCAAAGCAAACATTTAGTAATGGTCTTGCAGGCTCACTTAACGGAAATTCCGATACCGCAACAAAATTAAAAGCAGCACGAAAAATTGGCGGAGTACCGTTTGATGGTTCATCAGATATAAATCTACCAGGTGTAAACTCAACAGGAACTCAGAGTACTAGTGGAAACGCTGCCTCTGCCACTAAGTTAGCAACACCTCGTTCAATTGGTGGAATGTTATTTGACGGCACTGCAAATATTGACTTACCAGGCGTTAACAAGGTTGGAAATCAGAGTACAACAGGTAATGCAGGGAGCGCAACGAGACTGCAAACGGCAAGAACAATAGGTGGGGTATCGTTTAATGGCACTGCAAATATTGACTTACCTGGTGTCAATAAAGCTGGAAATCAGAACACGTCAGGTAATGCTGCAACGGCGACAAAACTTGCAACGGCACGAAAAATAAATGGGGTCAGTTTTGATGGCTCAAAGAATATAAGCATCACGCCAAAACAACTAGGTGCAGCAAAATATGTTGCTAATCTTGCTACGGGGAATACTCAAGAGTGGACAACTGCACAATTTGTCGCATGGTTAAATTCACAAGGGGCATTTGATGCAACTCAGTGGAGCACACGTTGTAGCTGGTCTTATGGTAGTAACTGTTATATAGGAAATGCATCAACGGGATGTGGAGTTATACCTCTTGCTGGTTCTGTTATTGAGGTGTTTTCAACCGGTACAAGTAATTACACTATACGCATTACAACACCTTCAACATCTGGAGGTGCATCTGGTGCTGTTCTTAATAGTGAGTTTATTTATACATACAACGGCGATAACTATAGCCCAACATGGCGTCGTAATTACAGTTCTCAAAATAAACCAACGGCTTCAGAGATAGGCGCCCTTGCCTCAAATGGAAATGCAGTTTCGGCTACGAAACTGAAAACAGCGAGAAATATAGGGGGGGTATCGTTTGATGGTACAGCGAATATAGATTTACCAGGCGTTAACAAAGCTGGAAATCAGAACACATCAGGTAATGCTGCAACAGCTACTAAATTAAAAACATCAAGAACAATAGGTGGAGTATCATTTGATGGTAGCGCAAACATTAATCTTCCAGGTGTGAATACGTCAGGAAATCAGAATACATCTGGTAACGCAGCATCAGCAACTAAGCTACAAACAGCACGTACTATAAATGGAGTAAGTTTCGACGGAACAAAAAATATTAGTATAAGTGCCGCTCAAATTGGTGCTTTGCCTATCGGTGGGGGTACGATAACAGGTAATTTGACTGTAAATGGAAATGGCTCATTTAATGATGTTCAGATCCGCTCAGATAAGCGTAACAAGCGTAATCTGGTAAAGCTAGATAATGCGTTAGATCGTTTGGAGGCACTTACTGGTTATCTTTATGAAATCCAACTCTCTGATGATAGTTGGAAAACGTCAGTTGGTTTAATTGCTCAGGATGCACAAAAAGCATTGTCTGAACTGGTAACTGAAGACACAGACGTTATATCTGGTGAAAAACGTCTGTGTCTTAACTACAACGGCATAATTGCATTGTTAGTCGAGGGCTTTAAAACACTTCGTCATGAGATTAAAGAACTTCGGGAGAAGTAAACGACAGCTGTTGGAGTTTCTGGTTTCTACTGAATTTAAATTGTGGGGGTGATACTCACCCCACGCATTCAAAAGGAGGGGTAAAATGGGGGTAGCGTCGGGATGGGTCGGTTCTTCGGCTAAGAGCGAAACGGGCGAACAATGGATGAGCGCTGCGGGTACTAAGTTAGGATTGGGTAAACCTTTTATGATGAGTCAAATGGTGGGACGATCTATGGGCTGTAAAATTGCAACCGCTTACTATAAAGGGAATCCTCCTGATAAAGTCGAAAACTGGGGGGCTGTAGGTTCAGATTGGCCATTGGCTGAAAAGAACCAAGGTACAATTGCTGGTGCTTCGAGCTGTGGTTTAGGTCGTTTAGTGGGGATCGTGCTTACGCAAGCTCACTACGTTCCTGGTTTACCGCCCACTGGGGGTTTATACATCGCAGGGGGAAGGGCAAGCAATATTACAGTAACAGTTGGTGGAGTCTCACAAGTTTTTACTTACAATAGTGTTATTAACGGTTTTCACTATTACTGGCAAGGAACACCTAGTTCGGCCTTTATAACGGCAATGAAAAGGACGGGGGTTACACAAGATTTGAAAATTAGTTAAAATATAAAAGGTTATATATTATTTAAATTTCAGTTGATATTTAAATTACATAAAATTATGTAAGGGGATATTAAAATAGATTGCTCATGGAGGAAGCATGGCTAATGACGTAGGAGGCGTCACTCATGATCAGGTTGAGAGAATAGCTAAAATTGTCGCCAGAGAAGTTGTTGGTAAATTAGGAAAAGAAATCAGAGAGGAGATAGTTCATGAGGTTCATGAGCAGTTGAAAAACTATTTTGGTGACATGACTCCGGCTCAACACAGTATTCAACATTCCAATCTGGATAAACTACTTAATAGGTTAGATTCGATCTCAAGCGGCTTCTTTGGAGGCATTATTTCTAAAGTGACGTCGTTTATTATAACCGCACTAATTTTAGGATTAGCCGCATATGGCGTAAAAAATGGACTGCAATAACAGGAGAACAAGGATGAAGACTCCGAGAGGCATTCGTAATAATAACCCCGGTAATCTTGATAAAGGATCACCGTGGCAAGGTCTGGTTGCGAATCCAGACGAACCTCGCTTTTGCACGTTTAAAGACCCTGTTTGGGGTATTCGTGCTCTGGCAGTGACTCTAATTACCTACCACGATAAACGTCGCGCCAAAGACGGCTCAAGTATTGATACCATTCGCGAAGTTATTGAACGTTGGGCACCGCCGAATGAAAACAACACTGACACCTACATTAATGAGGTGTCTAAAGCTGTTGGTGTAACCGCAGACATGATCATCGATCTGCATGATTACGACATCCTTCGACCTTTGGTTGAGGCAATCATTCGCCATGAGAATGGGCGAGGTCCGCTAAAAACGCTGAACACCTGGTATGCGGCAGAAGTTATTGAGGAAGGTCTGCGTCGAGCTGGAGTCGTTAAGCCGGTGAAAACCGTGAAGGCTGTTCCTGTAACTAAAGAAACAGCAGGCGCAACTGTTACAGCAGGTATTGGTCTGGCGCAGCTGGCCGATGTTATGCCGCAGGTTTCCGCTGCTATGGATAAAGCACAAGGTCATATCTCTAGTGGGGATACAGTACGCATCATCTTCGGTATTGCCACTATTGTTGTGGCAGGATTCATTGCCTGGTCGCAGGTAAGAAAACACCAGAAAGGGATGGCCTAATATGCTAGGTAGCCTGATGATAAAGCTAAAAGTTGCTTTGATTACTCTGGCTGCCGTTCTTTTCGTTCTGGTCGGCGCTTACACGATGGGCGGAAATGCGGCGCGACGAGCAATGGAAGAGAAGGCAAAACAGGAAGACAGGAAACGACTTCAAAGCACAGTGGATGTCAAAAATGAAACACTTGATGAGTTACGGCGCAAAGATGCTTCTACTGTTCATCATGAGTTGCACAATAAGTGGTTGCGTGATTAAGCCTCAATCCTCTGGTGTGCTTTTCTGCGATGCGGCTACACCGCTATACATCAGCCGTGATGATCTCATGACCGAAGAGACTGAAAGGGAAGTACTTTTTCACAATATGATAGGGGAGCGATTGTGTGGATGGGGCAGAAAAGTGCCATAATAAAAGCGGAATTTTCTAACATAAAATTTGCATATTATTAGAGCACAAGGTAGATTTGAAGCATGGATGTCAAGTAAATCATACCTTGTTTTAATAAATCGACGCATACTCGTAGCCTCTAAACCGACAAGGTCGCCGCTATGACATAAAGTTATTACCGGCTAAGGTGGAAACATGCATACTGCGCTTAACGCATCTCGTTCTATTCAGACGATAAGAGACTGTACCAAGATGATCGCATCGGTTCCGTTGCGGCATTGGAATGACTCGCTCCAAATTCGTGAAATGAACAAACCGGGTATGCTTAAGGATCAGCGTTTCATCGTTAACCTTAAAAGTGACGTTGAAGAAGGCAAGTTTACCATCAAATTGTTTGCAGAAATGATGGTGCTCAACAATCGGTTACGTTTTCTTGTTAAGCCAGAAAAACAGTTTCCCGATGTTGTGCGTTGTGAACAGGATGCTTTCTATGAGATTGAAAGCAAAATAGCTAAATTTATCAAAGATAAATACCGCGTAGATGTTAAAATAGCGAAACTGGATTCATCTACGGATATGCGGCTTGCTAACTAAATGTCACCATCATTCATAGCAGAGTATTCAAAAGTACTGTCTGATTTCCCTGAATGTGAAGCAAGAGAGAAAATCAGAGTTGGCTACATGGTTAACTCTGATTTTTCTGTTTTACGGCTCACAGAGTGGTCCTTGATCGGGTCTAATTATGATTACTGTTTGACAGTGTCATTTGTAGGCGACCCTGATGCAGATTGGCTTCAAGAACATGCAATGGATCTTGACGAGCAGGGGCATTCAGAAGAAGAGATAGTTCATAGTGTTCGTGAATTAGTTGGTGATGAGCAAGAAGATGATGACGGCATTCAGATCGCCAGGTTCGTCTACAAACGATTCCAGTTTCGCTCACAAAAAGGCTCTCACCTTGGGGTCCAGATTAAAGGGGCATTTGTAACCCCTTCAAAGGAACAAAAGGGACTTGCTAGAAGAGTTTACAATTTTCTTCTCAATTGGCATGACCATGTAGTATGTGATGACCATCAGACGGTTTACGGTGCCAGAATTTGGGCTGTAGGTATGCTTTTGGTCGGTCGTGTCCAAATCTATGACAATTTAAATAAAGAATTTATAGATGTCCTTGTTGAAGGTGGTATTGGGCAGAATGGCGTCAAACCGTGGGATGCGCTGCTATTGAACAGCGAGGCTCAGTTACGTCACTGGAACCCTATGGCTGTCAGCATAGACCCATCTAGTCAGATTCTCACCATCATCTCCAAAGAAGACCGCCACATTGAAGTGGGCGTTACAACATTTGATGCCAGGTCTACCAACCACTAATTCCTAAACCCGCTACGGCGGGTTTTTTGTTATTAAGTCCTTACCAAATCTATGTACCTATCATTAAACCTTTACACAGCAGCCGTAGGCATTTAGGCTATATCACATATAAGAAAACAAGTTGTTTCAGACAATAATAATAGACGCAAAGGAAACTCTCCAATGACCAAGATCTTTGTGGTTGGCGGCACAAAGGGCGGGCCTGGCAAATCCACCGTTGCCCAGCAAATTGCCGTTTGCCTGAAAGTCAAAAAGAAGAAGAAGGTTTATATTACCGATATAGATATTCAGCGCACGACAACGAGCTGGTGTGAAGACCGTCGACAGAACGAAGACCTTGAGCTGATTCCTTTTGCATACGTTCAGGATGACATCATTAAGCACCTAAAATCGCTTCAGGGTAGAGCTGAGTTTGTAGTGGTAGATGCTGGTGGCTTCGACTCCGAAATTCAGCGACAAGCGATGCTGATGGCTGACGTTATCATTATCCCGCTGCGTCCTAAGCGTCGTGATTTGAAATCTTTACGTGACATCGATCCTATTATCGACAATGTTCGCAATGTAAACGATAAAGTGAAGGTCCGCGCGGTCATGAACCAGTGCCCGGCTTTGCCATCACAAGTGTCTCGCATTCTGGCGGCTAAAGAGATTGTTGAGACGTTTGGCATCGAGTCTGCGCCAGTCAATCTATATAACCGCAACGTCTATGATGATGCGGAAGAGTCTGGTCGTTCTATCTTTGAAATGACCGGTAGCGAGCGCGACAAAAAGGCGGAAGCCGAGTTTGAAGAATTTGTAGATTATCTGTTGAGTCTGGAGGAAGAAGAATAATGTCCATGAAAATGGGTGACCTAGCAAAGCGCAAAGAGTCTGATGCACCGGCTAAGAACACAACTCCTTTGCGCCAACCAGTCAGACCACAGGGACGCCCGACTCGTGGCAAAGAGAAAATTAAAAGCCGCACAATGTCACTGGAGGACGAATACTTCGAACTGCTGGAGATGATGAAGTTCATCCCTCGCTTCGAGAAATTCACCCGCTCTGATGTGATTCGTGCTGCTATTTTCCATCTGGCAGAGAAGTCACCGCAGGAAATCGAGGACATCGTGAAGCTTAACGAGGCGATCACTGCTGCCGATGTCACGATGCGTACCGATGAAATTAAACGCGAGTTAATGAAGAAAGGTTGATATAAATCTCTAAGGCTGGTCTGCATTGGACAGCCTTAGAAATATTTCGTTCTATGAAAGCTATTCGTAGTTAAGCTCACCGAACAGACTGAACATCAAGTCACCATCCAAAATTTCAAAGGGCAACTCAACATACTCATCCTTATGTCTCGGAATTGCATTGCCGTCGTTAGGGGCATTCTTGGTATAACCTTTTACATGTTTACCGTTTTCTTTTGTATACGGCAGCACGACAATTCGACCGTGATTTTTTGAAATGATAGTTCCTTCTTTCCAGAGCGTATTGCCTCTTGAGGTGGTTTCGCTTTCGCTAGCAACTTTAACACTCCAACCTACCTGATTTTTGTCCTCAAACCAGAAAACAAAGTTGCCAACAACCAGTACCTTTTGCCCATTCCTGAGAGCTTCATCCAGCATTCTTTTTACGCTGGCGAGTTGCAGTAACCGGTTAGCACGCGGCAGAAGCATTGAGCGAATAGTCGCTTTTGTTTTTCCCCAATGTGCAGCACCTGATAAACCAAAACCTCTGGCTATGCGTTCTTGGTAGCAGATCTTCGCTGTCTTAGCTTTGTTGTTATATGAACATTCCCAAGTGTTAGGAGCAACGAGTTGAAGTGAAACTTGGAATTTGGGAAGAAAAACAAAATGTAAGTAAGGCATCTCGCTTAGCACGTCAAAAAGGGGTTGACGCAAAGTTTCGTAATCTGGGTTAATTATTAACTCATTTAATGTCACTCGCGGATCGTTGGCGTGTGCCTTAATTGCTTCGTTGAGCATTATATACTCTTCATCCATGAGACGTGATTTGGCTTTGAGTGCTTTGTCAACTTTCAAACGCAATGACTTCTTTTGAAACATAGATAGAGGAAGTTTTTCAATGTCAAAGCTCACGTTTTTATTCAGCTCTAATGCCGCTTTTCTTGCTTCAGGATAGTTATCGTAGTCGTCATCAACAGCGTGGTTTGGCATACCACGATCAACATATCGCCGATACCAAGCAAGGGTTCCATCATTACGGAGTTTCAGACAGAACATCGACCATTTATTCCGTTCATATTTAGGCTGAGGCCAAAAAGCCAGTTCGGGAAGGCCATATCCTGGAAGTCTATTCATGCGCATGGTGACAATATCCACGAGGCTAAAACACTAATTCTAACATGATCTCCCTTGATAAATCTGTCAATGACATAGCATCTGGAGTTGGAGTCAAATTATGTTGTTCTTGGTATCCATTAGGAGCCTGTTTCTGTATATAAATAATAAGTAACTTATTAAATATATACGGAAGCAGGTCTTTTAAAAGACACCACCAGAACAACTCCCTTCCGTTTTCACTTCCAAAAACTGACACCAGTCGCTATCATCCGTCCATTGTGATAAGTAAGTAACTACCTACCAGGTGAGCCACATGAGCCAAATCTTTTTCGATACCATCGACAACGACCAGTACGACTTCATGACAGAGTGGAATACCGCTGTTATGGACAAGTGGGTCGCTGAAAACATTGGTTTGTCGCGCTGTAAAGACGAGGCTGAACTCTTCGAGACGAAGTGGTTTGATTACCGAGACATGCATCCTCTTATGGCCACCTGTCTGTTTACGGAGGCATACAAACGTCAGTACTCAAATATCATGCTGACGCACGGTCGCGAACACTTTGAAACAGCTCCGTTCACCACCGGGTTAAAACGCCTGCCTTATCAGGAGTTGTCGACTGCCAATAAAACGTCTCTATGGAAAGCACGCCAGTTTGCTGACCGCTATTGCTGCTCATACGACTACTTTATCTCCACCGTTCTTTCCGCAGCTGCACGACGGCTGTGGGACAAGCTGCCGCGCCCACAGCATTTGTGGCAGCCAGAGCTGGTTGAGATATTCGAAGAGAAATTAGCCAGACGCGCAACAACCCGTCTGGATGACTCTCTTGTTAGCTTTAAGCATATGGGAGACATGCAGTTCAACCCGATTCAGGAAAGCTATTTTGAGTGGATTCTGGAGTGTTTGCGCACCATCCCTCGCAGCAAGCGCATACGCGCAATTTTCTCCGCTATCTGGCTAATGGAAATCGTTCCAGAGCGCCTTATTTCCGCCCACTTTCCAGAAGAACTGGAAGAAGCACGGCGGTTTATTGATCCCCTATCTAATTAACTAATACTAGAAAACAATTTGTTTAAAAAACAAAGGAAAGCACATGACAGAACTTTGCCATACAGGACGCGGGCTGTCCGAAGAGTTTGATGAAGATTTCCAGAACAGACTGACGGCATATTTTTGTCGTGATCACGAGTTTCTTACTCGTGCGGGAGATCTGGTTGTGCCTAGCCAATTTGCCAATGCGGCCAATGCCATATTGGTTAATATGGTTTCGGGCTATTACCGTATGTACAAGAGCGCGCCCTCTTCATCTGCAATTCTGGATATGCTTAAGCGTGCGAAACGCGATAAGACTATCCGTGAGGAACTATTCGCCGATGTTGTTGCTGCGTTTAAGCGCATTCTTGCAGAAAAATTGTCCGATACCTCGTACATGGTTGACCAGGTATCAACCTTCGCAAAAAGTGTAGCGTTTGATGATGCTCTGATTAAGGCTGCTGAACTGAAAGAGAAAGGCGACTTTCAGGGAGCGATGGCAATCATGGCTAAGGTTCAGCAGATTGGATCGAACGAAGCGACCGGAATCTATGACTACTACACCTCCGCAAGTGAGCGATTGAAAGCGCGTGAATATGAGGCTTCAGAGGAGTATGTGCCAAACAGCATTACAACTGGACTCCCTCTGCTCGATAGGTTGCTGTACCAAAAAGGCTGGGCGAAGCGTGAAATGGTGCTCTTCATGGGGTTCGCTAAATCCGGTAAATCGACCGCAATGGGTGAGTTTTCCATAAACGCAACGCTTGCTGGCTACAATGTTCTGTATCTCTCGCTGGAGGTTCACACCACCATTTTATCCGACCGTTTTGATGCAAGATTGTCGGAGACAGAAATGTCCAAGCTGGTGGAACGGCGCGATGAGGTTCATCGTAAGTTGGCAGAGTTGGGAGCCACGAAGGGGATTGGTAGTTTGTGGGTGGTTGAGCGTCCGTCAGGAAGTATGTCACCGGCAGATCTGGACCGTATGCTTAACAGCATGAAAGCCAACGGCATGGTGCCTGACATGGTTGTTGTCGACTACGCAGATTTGATGCGTGCCAGTTATGACCTTCGTGATGATCGCGCCAACATTCGTAGTATCTACACCGATTTACGTGCTCTTTATGACAAGCATAACGTTGCTGGGATCACGGCATCGCAGACAAACCGTGAAGGTGGCGCGTCAGAAGTTGCCACAATGATGCACGCTGCCGACAACATCGAAAAAGTACGTATTGCTGACCTGGTAATAACGATCAACAAAACCGAAGAAGAAGAAGCGAAAGGAGAGGCTCGTCTCTACTTTGCTGGTTCACGTAACCAGCAGGGAGGGATCAGCATTCGCGTTAAACAAAACCTCGAACAAATGCGCTTCATTGAGCGAATCTTAGACGTTACCTAAAAAATAAGCGTGGAGAACACCTCCACGCTTGATTCATTGGTGAAACAACTTTTCTTTTGCCAAACCACAAAAGAAAAACACATGAGCCTTTATGTTATATCAACATTTAGATTGGTCACAATATTGCCTGTTAAAAGTGGAATTATCGTGAGCGAGCTGAAAGAGCTAATTGCCGAATTAGATTTTGAACAATGGTTGGATACTGAAGGTATCGTTTATCGACGTGGAGGCGTGAGTACTCGCGGTCGTGAAGTGAATATCAAGGAGTGTCCGGTATGCGGCAGCTCCAACTGGAAGGTATATTTCAATCTGACCAGTGGCGTCGGCAAATGCTTCGCTGGTGATCATCCCGAAGAGATTCAGTTCAATAAGCTGGTCTTCCTCAAGCACTACAGCGGTAAATCACGACGACAGTTCGAGGAATATGTGCAGAACGCTCTTCTTTCCCAGGGGTGGGCACCAAAGAAAGAAGAGCTAGTGCTTGCAAGCACAGTCGAGTTAGAGGGGCCAGTTGCACTCCCTCGTCATTACGAGCTTCCTATAGATGGCCGTCTTCCAGATTATCTGGTTGAACGAAACATATCACCTGAAATGGCAAAGTATTTTGACCTACGATACTGCGTCGAAGGCAAGCACGCTTATGTAGATCCGTATACAGATCAGGTAAAAGGGCAGATATTCGATATGCGAATACTGATACCGGTTTACGATCTGGATGGGGTAATGAAGACATTTCAGGGACGAGACATTACCGGTACAGCAGAACGCCGCTACCTCTTTCCTATGCAGCTTCCAGCTTCAGGTAAATTTCTCTACAACGGCCATAATGCAGTCGGCAAACAGACTGTAGTTGTCTGTGAGGGTGCGTTCGATGTTATGGGGGTCAAACGAGCTATTTTCGACGAAGAAACATTACGTGATTACGTGGAGCCAATAGGAACGTTCGGGATGCATCTATCTGGCAACACCACTCAGGATGCAGAAGATCAGTTGGGCGCGTTCCTGACGCTCAAGGCGCGTGGATTACGTAATGTGATCATGATGTGGGATAGTGAAAAGCAAGCTATACGCAACACGATGGCCGCAGCCAGGCGACTGACCAGTATCGGTCTTAATGTCAAAGTTGCGTGTTTGGGTGAGGAAGGACTCGACCCGGGCGGTGCAACGCCAGAACAAATTATCAAAGCCTATTATCGGTGGATTTGCCCCTATATTTCCAGACACCTG